CAGTATACGTACAATATATTCGTGTGTAGCGTGTGTAGATATACGTTAGTGCAACTTCGTATAACCATGTACGTTAGTCGCAAAGAAAAATTGGTAAATTTTGATAAGACAAGTTTCTAAATGAAAATGAAGAAAGGAGGAAGAAAGCGAAAAACGAATGTTGTATGGTGTACGAATGAGGAACGAATGATGTGTGCCTTGTACGGATACGGTGTGCGATAGGGTGTACGGTAGACAAACGATGGTACAAGGTAGCAGAGTGGAGTGCCGAGTGTAACGAGGTACGGATAAGGGAAGTATAACGTAAGGGATATAACGCAGGTACATGGTAGCAAGGATAAGGGTGTAACCTATGCGAAGGGTGTAAAGGGTATTACTCTAAGGGTAACAAGGAGAATACTGTAACCTATGCTAAAAGAGGTGGGTGTAACCTTTAAATACTATAATTATTTAATAAATTCAATTTTTCAATTTTTCAAAAATTCGATTTTTTTATTTTTTATATCTTTTTTGTCAGTTTTGGGGTGGCGTTGGAGATACGGGATGTATGTTTGGGGGGAGAAGGGGTGTGGGAGGGCAGGAAACGGGGTAAAAATCGAGGATTGGAAAAGAGTAGGGTGAAGGGAAGGGGATGGAGGAAAGAAGGGAAGGAAGGGGGGGGGGAACCCCTTTTCAATTAAGAATTGGGGTTTTTTTTAATTTTTATTGACTTTAATAATAACGTAATAGGTAACTAATGTTAAACCTATAATAGCTAACCACTTTTGTGTGTTAGTTAAACCTTTTTTTTCTTTTGTTGCATCTTCGCATTTACATTTTTGCGTTTCAGCACATTTACAATCTGCCATAATTTTAAATTTTATTTTATCAAAAATAATGTTTTTTTATTAATATCTTAAATACCCTTTTATTTTAGTTTTAGGTCTTTGTTTGCGACAAACCATAATGCCTTCTCTTGACCCCGAATCGTTGGTGTTACCTTCTATTGTGTAAATGAAATTAGCATCTACCTTTTCTACTATACCCGTATGTCCTAAACCTTTACCGAAGTCCATTATGAATATATCTCCTAATTGTGGTTCGCCAACTACTCTATACTTTTTGTCTGCATTATTCCAACAATGTAATACCCCACCACTTTTTATTAATGGAGTTAAGCCGTTTTGATTAAAGCACCAATAAACAAACGCCATGCACCACGATGCAGGAAAATTGATGCCTACTGATTTCAGATAATCTTTAACGGGTGTACCCCAATTGCTTCCAAGTGGGTTTTCACATTTACCTATTTGTGTTTTAGCTACTTCTAATGCTGATTTACCTAATCCCATATTATTGAGTTTTAGTTTCTTCTGTAAAGAAATTGGTTAAGAATTTACCTACCCATCCCGATACCAAAACAATTATACCTAATGTTTCGTGTTCGTTTACAATTGCATAGGTTGATACGAATACTGATGCTGATGCTAATGAGTCACCTAATACCCGAAATCTCTTTGGAGTGGGTAAGAAATAACCCTTTAATGAAATTTTTTTCATAGTTTATACATTTAATTTTCTAATAAAACCTCTTATAACAAGGTCACCACCAATAGATTTACCAATTACACTTGTTCTATTCTTTTTAGCAACGTATTCTCCATTACTAATATTAGATTCCGATGTGTTACCCTCTATTGTGTCCATTGTATTATTTGAATTAACTTTTATAACCACTCCTGCATGACCCGTACTTGGTTTGTTACTGTGTCTAAAAATAACAATATCACCTACTTTTGGTGAACCACTTGTAATTGCTTCGTAAGTGCCACTTGTATCGTTTTTAGCGTTAGTAAATGATTGTTGTGTGTTACCAACAAGAACTTTATCTATTTTAGCTTGTTCGGTTGGATTGTCCTTAAACACATTGTAGTGTATAGCTTTTGCAAAGTACATACACCATTGGTCAGATGAACGCCAACCAACTGCTTTCATCATAGCTTGGAATACATCATTGCCAAATGCTTGATTATCACCAATCTCTTTTACACCTACCCATTTACCTGCAAATGCACTTACTAAATCTCCAAATTTTTGCTTTATGTATCTTGCACCACTAAACAATTTTTCCCTACTTGCATACACTACAAATGCAGTAATAGAACCAAAAAACAACACTTTGTGCCATGTTTTAATTTGCATGATTTTATTTTAGAAGCGACACTTGGATTCGAACCAAAACGAACAGAATCAAAATCTGTTATGCTACCTTTACATAATATCGCTATATTTTTACAAATTTAATTAATTTTTTTTTATTTTAATTATGTTGCTTATATTTGCTCATTCCTAACCTAACCTATGAAAAAAATAATGCTTTTAGCTTTGCTATTTTTAGCAAGTTGTCAAAAAGAAAAGATTTGTAATTGTGGTGTAATTACATGGGATTATGGTAATACAACTGCCATTTATCCCTATCAAACAATTGTTATTAAAAATGATTGTAGTGGTAATGAAAGAACATTTGATATTATACCTACATCAGTTTACGAAATCATTACAGTTGGAGAAAAATATTGCGTAATAAATATTTATAATTGGTAACTTAAAACTAAAAAACATGAAAGTAGTTAAAAATTTAATCGGAATGGCTTTGCTAATTGGGTTAATTAATCCATTTGTATTTACTAATCATCAGCAATGGTATCAAGGTTTTGCGGGAATCTTATGTGCCTTCATTGGTAGTGGTTTGATATTTGGTTTCAAAGGGTATGCAGTTAATCCTAAGAAAATCGGAAATTCCGAATCTACACCCGAAATAAATCAAGTTTGGATGATGTTTTTTATAGGTTGCGTTTGTAACTTATTGTTTGCTACACTTTACGTTTAAAAAGAGAAAACCCACTCTAAGCGACCTATTCTTACGGGAAGGCGAGTGGGTGTGTTAGTGCAAAGATAAATAAATTTTACGTTTTCGTAAACAGTTTAAAAAAGTAAACAAAACATTACTATTAGTACCAAAAACCGATTAAAAATGACACTATTAGAATTTTCAAATTACGCTTACGAAAAAGCAGAAGAGTATGGCATTAGCCGTTACAAAGTATCTACAATGGCTTGTAATCATGGTTTGCATAATAAAAACCAAATCAATTACACCATACAAGCATTTGATAGCATAAGTAGAAATTTTATTACTGCAAGACAACATAACCCTTCAAGTGCTTTGAGTGAATTTGAAATAAAATTAAAAGCACATTTTAAAGTTTATTCACAAGAACAACAAGATATAGAAATATGAAACAATCAGCAGTACAATGGTTAGAAGATAAATTAATTGATAGTGGAATTAATTTTTTAACAGAGGAAGTTGAATTTATTGAACAAGCAAAAGAAATGGAGAAAGTAACCGAAGATACATCCGATGGCTACCATACATTTAAAGAGTTGTACGAATTTAGAAAGGTTTACAATGCCGTACTATTTAACGAATGGGGTAAAATTTATAATGGAAAATTTGAAGAAGGTATTATGGATTTTAAACCAAAGTACGATGTTCATAAAAGTTGGAAACATAATGATGGAGAACTTTGTTTTGGTGGGGGTTGGTTCATAGTTTTAGCAATGCTACCAAGTGGTCAAATTAGTAACCATTACAAAGCAGGAGATTGGGATTTATTTAAAATACCCGAAGTTGAAAAAGCAAAATATCCTTTTGACGGACATACAAGCGAAGATGTTATTGAACGATTATTAAACCTTTAAACATACTTTATTATGAAATCATCAGTAGAATGGTTAGTAGACCAAATGCTTAAACAAGGTTATTTTGATGGGAATAAACCATTGTCTATAACCAATCTTGACCATCTTCAACATCAAGCCAAAGAAATGCACAAGAAAGAAGTTGAGAATGGTTTTAATGAAGGTTATAGAGATGGGTTTGTAGATGGGTTAAGTGGGTTTGATAATGACCAAGATGTAGAAAAATTTGATAACGCAAATCTTTATTATAACGAAACATTTGGGGTTAAGGAAAGTGGTATGTCGGAAAAACCGACAACCCAAACAGATGAAGAAATAAAATATTCCAAAACATTTGAAAAAAAGTATAGTGAGAAAGATTTGAAACAGTTTGCTTGGGAATGCGTTGCTAACTTTCTTTCAAATGATGAAAATAAAGTTGAAGGAAAACTTGTTGATATTATTATTGATAGAAACGATTATCAGTTTAAAAAATTTAAAAAGAAATAATATGACAATAGAAAAATGGTTATCAGATGTTTACCAAGATAGTTATGTTGGAAACAAAATTTGGAATAAAACAATTGATGGTGGAAGTGAAATGATTGCTGATATAAGAGGATGGGGTGCTATACAATATTTATTTAAAAATAATGAAGAAGCAAAGAAATTCCAAAATGAAGTTTGTAAGTTTATTGTAGAAGCTATCAGAGAAAAATTAGCAAATATATCTTCCCAAACAGAAATATCAGATGAAGAGATAGAGAAAGAAGCAGACAAATATGCTAATAAATGGATAGATGGTAAAGAAGCATATTATGGATTTAAAGAATGTGCTAAATGGTATAAAGAACAATTAAAACAAAAAACAAATGGAAAATAAACCACTTTTAGAAGAAGCAAAATTTGAATTTAGTCAAGAAGCAAATTGTATGAGTGAAAACGATGGAGCAGAGTTTTTAGAAATACAATGCCTTTCTGATTTAGGTATTGATAGAAATGAGGGAAAATGTTTTTACGTTCTTAAAACAGAAGGTTGGAGTATTGATAATGTAGGCGAACTGCAAGAACTGTTTGATAGAATAAAAAAGACACTTTTTTCTAAAAATTTGTAAGTGTTTAAATTGACAAAAAATAAAAATAGTAAACATTTAAACTGACAAATAAAATGAATTTTAGCGATACAACTTTTTCACTTGCAAAAGCATTGCACCACATTAATAATGCAAAAGAATACTTTACTGATGTTAAAAGAGATTGCCATTCGGGAATTAAAAATCAATTTACATCTTACATACAAAAATGCGATTTCATTATTGGTTCAGTTACATCAAAACTAACAGACGAAAACAAAGCAATTTTAAAAAAGGAATTGGCTGATTCATTTTTAATTGAAGCAATAAACGATAAGTTAATGTATATGAATGAATTGCAACGAAATGAAGTTGAATTATTTATTGAAGAAATTTTAAAACGTGATAAAAAATAAAAACCATGAAAGAATTAGAACAAGTAAATAAGATTTCAGAAGAAATACAAGTGGTAAAACCTATTAAAAAGGAAATGAAATTGATAGGTAAATTAATTCCACAAAGAGGTCATAAATGCTTTGAAATTAATACAATAACAGATGAAGTTTTTGAAGCAGAATTTTTTGAAGATATTGTAAGTATGTTTTCATCAAGCTACGAAAGAAGAAAGAAATTGAAAATTAAAGAGAATTGCGTTTACATTACTGCGTTAAATAAAACAAATGCTTTGAAAAAATATAGACAAATGTTGTAAAATAAAATGAAATTGGTCTAAAAATGGTATATAAAGTTGTCTAAAAAAAACCTAAATTGTCTAAAACTTTACCCATGATACCAATAGACAAACAATACCATTTTTTTGCAGGGTTTATAATTTACTTTTTATCGCAATTATTTTTTACAACATGGTTTGCATTGATACCCGTAATAGCAATTGCAACTTTAAAAGAAGTTTACGATTACATCAGTAAAAAAGGAACACCCGAAATAAATGATTTGCTTTTTACCATTTATGGTTCAATACCAATACTTATTGTAAAATTAATTTTAAACCAATCAATATGAAAAAAATAATATTCGCAACCATTTTGTTAATGTCAACGAAATGCTTTGCACAAGAATTTGAAGGAGGTTTTATAAAAGTTAGAGGTACGGGAGGTACACCCCCATACACATTTTCATTAGATGCAAGTGCTTATCAAACAAAAGATACCTTTTTTAATGTATCAGCAGGTCAACATACTGTTTTAACTAAAGATTCAAAAAACTGCATCAAAACTTCTGTATGTACAATGTATAATAAAGTAACTATGAAACTATTTATTTGGAATGGTAGAAGTTATGTAAATGCCGAGCAATACATTGCACCGTCTACAATTAATTTTTTATCAGTAAAATTAGAAGCAAGTGGTGGTAAATCCCCATACTATTTTAGCAAAAACTCTACTACAACTTACATCAAAAATAAAGTTTTTTGGAACGGCTTATCTAAAAACGTACCATATACATTTAGGGTTAAAGATGCTTTGGGTTATATTTATTACATAAACATTACTTTATAATGAAAAGATTATTATGCTTTGTTGGATTACACAAATGGAGATTACAATACATGATTGGAATATCGGGTAACTTCAAATGTAAACGATGCAAAAAAGAAAAATACGTTTGGCAGTATTATAAAAACAATTATTAAAATTTAAAAACAATTAAAATGGAAAAAAAAGTGAAAACAAAAACAAAAAGGGTTGTAACTCTAAAAAAAATTACTATTTCAACAATGAGCAATGGAGTGCAAAAATTTAAAACAGAAGGTTATACACAAGATGAAGTTATTAAAATATTAAAATTTCATTTAGAAAGAGTAACTGATTTCATAAACAATAAAAACGATTAAAATGAAAAGATTAAAAACAAAAACATTAGAGGAAATTCTTGACTTAACAGATGAACCAAACATCTTAGAAGAAATGGCAGATAATAACTTCAAAGAGTATAAGATTAAAATGCTGAAACATAATGCAGACCCCGAAGCGATTTGTTTAGATGGGTTTGATGATGCCTTAATTGGTACTAAAAGCGAAGGTAGATTAGTTTACGATTTTGGCTTAATGAAAAAGTTATTGGTACAAAGGGATAAGTTTGAAGAAATTGAAGCCGATGAATACTTGGATTATAATGTTATAAATGCTTTTTTTGGTACTTTAAACCCTATTTACGTTAATCTAAATATTGATTTAGTGTTACAATCATTAAAGTAATTTTATGAGAAAAACAATGTTCCCTGCACGATTAGAATTAGAAGTATTTAGAAAAGAAGGTTGGCAGGTTGAAATAAGTTACATAGTTAATGATGAAAGACAAATGTTTACTAAATTTCAAACCATAAAATCTTTATACCCTATAAAAAACAAAGATTATCAAATCATTTTATATGCAAATAGTAAGGTAAACGGTAAAAATAAAGAAGGGGATGTAGAAACAACCCCTTGATAAAAAAAAATATGATTAATGTACTCTGTTGCAAATATATAGAATTGTCAATAAAAAGTAATTGCATAGAATATTTTTTTTTACTTTTTAATTACTCATGTTTACCTAAATTTGTTTTCCCACTTTAAAATCCATAAAAAAATGAGCAAAGCTATTAAACCCGTTATCTCTAAAAAAGATATTGATGTAAATGAATACATGAATGTTTCTGAATTGTCAAAATTTTTAAAAATGAGTGCGTCACATATTTACAGTTTGACTTCTACTAAAAAAATACCTCACATTAAACTGCTTGGTAAAAAGATTTTGTTTGATAGAAGTGAAATAAACAATTGGTTAAAATCAAAAAGTGTATCAGCTAATTAGTGCCACAAAAAAAGAAAAATATTAAAACTCGTGGCGTTTCGCTATATAACAAAATTCTAAAGGAATTTACGAAAGTAAACAATTCGTTACCCGAAGAAAGAAAGTTATCATTAAGCGATAGGCGTAAGTATATCAAAGAGAAGATATACCCACAATTCAAAGGTAATGCTCCTACAAGGGTATCTGTAAAGGACATTAGAAAGGAAATTGTTGGTGTATTAGATACGATTGTACCAAAAGAAGGTTGCGATGTAAATTTTATCAGTCCTTCAATTGTTGCAAACGTAGGTTGGTTTGAACTTGATGATTTTATTCGTGATGTATTGCCTTCATGTATTTACATCAGCATTGATGCAGGTGATTTTGGTAAGACAAAAATATTCAATACACTAAACTACAACTACACTAAGAACGGTGTAAAAAAGATTGTAGATAACATCAGAGATTTTGTAAATAACGATTCGGGTGTTGATGTAACCTTTACGGGGCAAAAAAAATTACGCAAGGGCAAAACAAATGATGGTACTCCCGAAAACTATTACATAGAGTTTATATTGGTTGTAAATAGTGACCCAATAAAAAGCATTGACCCCGTTTTGTTTGACGTTCCCAAATCGCAAAAGAAACAAGTTACATCGGTTAAAAATGCTATCCTATCAAGGGTTAAAGAACTTGGTAATAAGAAAAAAAGAAGGAAAAGAGCAAGACGAACTGCCATTAAAAACATCAGCAACGTAAGAAAAATTGCAAAAAGACAAGTCAACGCTAAAACTGTTGAGTATAAGAGAAAATTAGCGTACAAAAAAATTAAAGAATACAATAGAGCAATAAAGCAAATCCAAAGTGCTTTTAATAAAGGTAATTTAACCGAAGACCAATACAATAGATTCATAAACGAAATCAACCAACTTATAATTCAAGTAAAAAAAGAAGGTGGTATTGTAGATTAAAAACGATTAAAATGAAAACGATTAAAAATGTAGGTAGTGTTATAAAAAGTCAAGAATTTCTCCCAAAGCATAAAGAAAAGTATTTGTTATCACTTATTGAAAAGAATGCAGGTAACGGATATTTAAGACAAGGTAATTTTTCAAACGAAGTAGTTTGGGATGGTAAGTCATATCTATTTAGCAGTAAAGCAAAAAATGATGTAGGGTTTAAAAAAGGTTTGTTTCTTTTTGGTATGGTAAGAAAAGATGCAAAGAACTTTTTAAAAGTTTTTGAAGAACTTGAAATGCCTACAATTAACCCCGTAAATGATTATAACGAAAAATTTAATAAATTTGACCAAAAAATAACGGGTACAGACCTTAACCATGCTTATTGGAGAATAGCTTTTAATTTGGGTATAATTAGGAATGAAACCTACATTAAAGGTTTAGATGATGATTTTAAAACTGTAAGATTATCAGCATTATCTACACTTGGAAAGGGCAAAGATTATTTCGTTATTAAGAATGGTAAAGTAACAAATGAGGTTGTAAAGATTGGTGTTGATGATGCAATGGATAACTTGTACAAAGTAATAAGATTCACTTGTTATGAGTACATGAATGTTATCAAAGAAATGCTAAAAGAAGATTTTGTTTGTTATAGAACCGATTGTGTTTACTATGTGGACACAAAAGAAAACAGAAAGTTAGTAAGGGATTTTTTTAAAAAATTAAAAATGAGTTACAAGCAACTTTATGTAAATAAAAAAACCTTACACGAGCAAGGTTTTTCTAAATCAAAAAAGTAAAATTTTAAAAAATAAAATTAGAATTACAAATCTATGAAAAAAAAGTTATTAAGTATTTTTTGGTTGTCTGTATTGTATGTTATTATTTATTTTTTCTGCGTTCTATTACAGATAGTATATTTAAACATGAATTTTTGGTTATCATTAGCATTTAACTTAGTATCAGTATTTACTTTGATTTTTATTGTAGATTTGATATTAAAAAAATTCACAAAAGATGATAAAGACATACAAAAATAAAAACGGCACTCCTATAATAAGAAAGTGTGGAAATTGTATCAGCTATAAAACAATAGAAGATAGTCACAATGCAGGTTATTGCATAAAAAATCAATTGCTATTTGCGTTTACACATGAAAAAAGTGTTTATGCAATTGTAAAAGATTTTTACCTATGTAATCAGCATAACTTTTTAAATGAAGAGATATTAAAGAATGAAAGCGAAGAAGTTGATTTGATTAACTTTTTACATCAAAGGAACGCAAATAAAAAATAATAATTTATTTTGCTTATTGTTGCTTATTACTTAATTTCGCTTTATGATAAATACAGATGAATCTTTAATTTTTAATCACATATCATTATTGGGGTTGAAGTTAGACCCAAAAGAACTTGAAAGTTTTAGGGAATATATTTTTTCAAAACGAATGTTGAAGAAATATCAACTTCAATCATTGTTTGGTTTAATTTATGTTGATATAGCAAATATGCAATTCAGATTAATAGAACGTACAAAACCTAATGAAAATGTTGTTTTGTTAACTGAAATGGAAATTGAGTTTGAGTTGATATTTATTTTTAAAATGGCTAAGGAAATTGGGTTTGATATATTCTTTGAAAACAAACATTCCAACTAAAAAATGTAATTCATACACATAAAACAAACGAATGCTTAATTATCCCGTAGAAAAAGAAGGAATACGTTTTTACAACTATTACTTCTATCAGATAGAAAAACCGATTAGTATTGAAGCCAACAACAAAGCAGATGCAAGGGTTATAATGCAAAATATCTTACCAACATTACCCGAAAAGTATAGAGAAAGTAAAATAGTTGGAGAAACGATTGTAATACCTTTAAAGGGAGTTTCTGAAAAGGTTGTGAAGGGTGTTAAGTATATTTGGGTTGGAGAACAAAAATCAAGGAATGGTTGGCTTACAGAAGAACAATACAGAAGGGCAATTGCCATGAGTAAAAGAAAATAGTTTTTATTTATAATTTTAAAACCGATTAAAATGAAGTTACCTAAGATTTCACAGTCTTTAATGAAAAACTACGTTGACTACCTTAATGGTAAAGAATGTGGCTTATTCTTTAAAGCTAATTACATTGACAAAGACCCCGAAGCACAAAGACCTCCAAGCGATGCCATGAAAATTGGTATTTACTTTGAGTATTTATGTACGGGAGCATTACCTCGCAATGGTGTAGTACCCGAACCCGAAATGGTTTACAAGGGGAAGCCAAATGAAAAACCTTCATCTGCATACGAAAAGGCGATTGAATCTGCATCAGTATTCAAAAAAATTATTGCACACTACAACATTAAGATTAAACAGATTGGATTAAAACTTGAACACGAAGGTGTTAATGGTATCATTGATATTCATGCTGAATGGGATGGCAAAGATGTTTTTATTGATTTAAAGTATAGTGGGTTGATTGATGATAAATGGAGTGAGATGGGATGGGATTTGGAATCGTTACACATGAAAGATAGTTTAATGATACAAGGGGTACACTACAAGCTACTTGCTGAAAAATGTATGGGTATTACAGATATCCCATTCTACTATTTTGTATTTTCAACAACCGACCCTACCAATGTAAAAATTATTAAGCAGGAAGTTGATGAATCTAAAATGGCTTCGCATATCGTTGCTATTCAAAACATATCACAAAAGTTAACCGATAACATTCAATACGGATTTAACCCTTTGCCTTCAATGGCTAAATGTTCTAAATGTCCACTTGCACACAAATGCGATAGTGCAGTAGATTACCCACTTGTAGATGAAATCTTTTATTAATAATTAAACAAAAAAAAATGATTAAAAATTTTATTTTTAGCACTTTAATTGGTGCGTTTGTATTCGGATTATTTTACCTACTTGGTTCATTTTATTCAGTTAGTTTTAACATAAGCAAATGGAATTTCGGAACAATAGGTTTTATTTCTGCAATTGGTGGAATGTTTGCAATATTTTCTATGATAATTGCTTTTATTTTTAACTTAAATGAAAAATTAGAAATATGACATCAATAAAATGGTTAGAAGAGAAATTTAAAATATATCTCCCTTCAATACATCAAAAAGGACTTGAAAATGCTTTTGAACAAGCCAAAGAAATGCACGAAAAGGAAGCATTTGAATTTTGGAATGGTGGTATTAATAGTACAGAAGAGGGAGGTAAGTCATTTGAACAATATTACAATGAAAAACTAAAAATATGAAAAAGAAAAAAGAAGAAAAACAAACAAAGTTTGAAGGTGTAATTGAACACTATCACGATTCAACTCCATTTTATATGGTCTTTGTAGATGGTGCTATTCATTCACCAAAAGTAAAACATGAAAAATACGAAGATGCTTTTAGTGAAATGCTACGATTATCAAAACAAGAAAATAAAAAAGCATACATTATGATTTCGGTTTCACAAGTGGAGCAAATTCCAAATGTCAAATTATTTAATTTACCATAAAAAATTTAAACACAAAATCATGAAAAAATTTAGAAAAAAACCCGTAGTAATTGATGCAATACAAGTTATTGATAACTTTAAATGTCTTATTGATATTCCAATTTCTGATAGCAAAAATTGGAGTATAGGTGCTGATGATTTAGGATTTTATATACTAATCCCAACACTTGAAGGAGATATGAAAGCAAGGAATACCGATTGGATTATAAGAGGGGTAAATAATGAATACTATCCCTGCAAAGCCGATATATTTGAAAAAACCTACGAAATATTTAATAACTAAAAACTAAAAAAAAATGAAAAAATTATCAATGTTTTTGGCAATATGTTTATTGTCTATTGTTACCTATTCTCAATCAGTATTTGGAGTACAAGTTGATGGAAACAAAACCGATGTAGTTAATAAGTTTAAAGCAAAAGGTTTTAAAATACCTATTACTCCAAGTGCAACTGCCACTTCTTTACAAGGTTATATTGATGGAGTTAAGTACGATATAGTGGTTTGCAATACACCGATTACAAAAAAAGTATGGAAAATAGCCGTTTATTTACCCGAACAAAATAATTGGTATGATTTAAAAAATACTTACGAAAAGTTTTACGAATTATTTGTAAAAAAATATGGTGAACCAATTAGTTCTTATGCTTCTTTTTCTTCTCCATACGAAGAAGGCGATGGGTATGAAATGACTGCCGTAGCAGTTGAAAAATGTAATTATAGTGCTTTTTGGGGTGAAGTTTGGATGACTGTTTCTAAGTTTAAGCAAATACAACTTAATTATGAAAATATAGTAAACTCTGAATTATTAGATGCCGAAAAAGAAAAATTAAACACAAAAAACTTTTAAAATGCAACACGAACCAACCAAATACCAAATACCTTATTCTATCAATCTTAATAATACTGAATTTCAAAATACAGTTGACAAGTTGGTTAATGAGCATGACTTTACAGAAATAGTAGAAACGGGTACTTACAATGGCTTAGGTAGTACACAAGTATTTGCCAAAACAAACAAGTATGTATTCAGTATTGAATGCAATTACAACAACTTTTTAAACGCAAGTAAAAACTTAGCCATGTACGATAACGTATGTGTAATACATGGGTTATCATTAAATAGAAATGCTCTTATTACTGCATTGCTTGAAGAAGAATTTGACTTAGATACTACATACGATAGTAAGCACCCAAAATCATTTTACATGAGGGAAATTTCGCAAACTGTTGTTGTAGAGAACGCACTTGAATTGTTTTGCAAAAACAAAAGAAAGCAATTGGTATTCTTAGATTCAGCAGGTGGTGTTGGCTATTTGGAGTTTAAATCGTTTATGAGTATTGGCGATGCCTATTTAGAAAACAAAATTTTAATGCTTGACGATATAAACCACATTAAACACAAAAGGTCGGTTGAATTTTTACTTAAAGAAGGTCACGAAGTAAGTATTTCAAAAGATAACAGATTCGCATGGTGTATTTTTAAATAATCAAAAAAAAACAATCAAAATGAGCAAAACAGAAACAAATCAAATTGTAGTTTCTAAATCAAAAGAAGCTATCCAAAATTTTGAAAACTACCTTACCAATTACGAAAAGAAGGTATTGCCAAACTTATTGGAAAAACACAACATTGCGCCTTCACAATTCGTGCAAGTAGTTTTATCTGAAATAAAAAAGAATGAGAAGCTATTACAAGCGTTTATGGAGAACCCTTCAAGTATGTTTGCCTCAATACTTGCAGGAGCAGAAGTAGGTCTTATTCCGTCTGATATGCTTGGTGAGTTCTATTTAATACCTCGTAACGTAAAACAAAGCGATGGTAAGTATAAAATGACTGTATGTCCTTTAATCGGCTATAAAGGGTTAATTAACGTGCTATTGCGTAGTGGCGATGTGGCTAAGATACATACAGAGGTTGTTTATGCAAACGATGAATTTAATGCCATATACGGATTAGAACCTAACATCATTCACAAACCAAATTTTGATAGCGAAAGGACTGCAAAAAACATTACTCATGCTTACGCAGTTGCTAAAATGAAAAATGGAGAATATCAATTTGCCGTAATGACAAGAAAGGAAATTGAAACAGTAAGAAGTATGAGTAAGTACGAAAACGATTTATACTTCAATGATAAAATGGGTATCAACCGTTGGATGGAAAGGAAAGTAGTATTAACTCAACTTGCAAAAATGTTGCCTAAAGATTATTATTCTAAAAAAGCAATTTCAATGGATGGTATGATGGATAGTGGTGCTATGCTTACATTAGATGAAAACAATCAGATTAAAATTGTAGAATCAACAACAAGTAAACCTTCAAAGTTTAGAAGTATTTATGGTACTTTAAATGCTCCCATAACACCCGAACCGAACAAGGATGATGATTTATTAATTGATAATGCAGAATAAAAAATGGTGGCTTAATTGCCACTTTTTTTTTAACTGTTCATTCCTACTAAATAAGAATTGTTTGCCGAAATGGTAAATGTTTCATTAAACGTAATAGCCGATGTTGTAGTATTATTATAAATGTACGTTGAAGTAGTTAAATTGTAAATGTATATGTTAGTACCCGTTGGTATTGCAGTTGTGCTACCTTGAAAAAGTATTGTATCACCTGCAACTACGGGTATGTTTCCACTATCGGTATTAGGTGTGCCACCCGAATAAATAGTTACTGCATTTACATATATTTTTATAAGTGAAGCAACTCCACCATAATTAAACTGATAATTTAATGCAGTTGTTGATGCAGGATTAAATATTTGCAAAGTTGCAAATGCAACATTATTGTTGTAGTTATTTATGAATGTAGAACCTCCACTTGTTGTTATAAAGAAAAACCCAACATTTAAAGTATTTAAGGTATCGCAAATAGATTGAATTGTTGTTCCACTAAAAATTAATTGAGCAATTGTATATATTATTCCACTTGTTCTATATTGAATTGAAATAGTGTTTTCGTTTGTAATCGTAAAACCCGTTAAATTCCATTGATATTTTGTTGTAGCATTGGTTGTGTCCATTGCATCAGCATTATTACCTAATATGCTTATTGGTACTGTACCATTGGTATTATTGGTTATGTTAAACGATATAACTTCTTGCATAAATTAAAATTAAAGAATATCAACGTATTGGTCAAAATAATTAGTATCGTTCATGTTCCTTTCTACTGAAACAAAATTATTGATGCCTTGTAAATCAAGTGCATCAGTAGTAGCTATCCTATCGCAATAAAGTCGGATTAGTAAGTTTGAATTGGGTAACATATTAAAACGTACATAATCTCTACCATCTATAACTATATTTTTTTCTTTTGTATCAATAAATATGGAAGGTTGAAACTGATAAGGACTGATAGCACTTATTACTGATTGCAAATTTTGATTACCACTACTATCATATTTAGAGTAATTAAACAACCCTTTAATTTGATTTAGTATTGAAGAAAATAAGTAAACAAAAAACACATTATAAACAAATTGACCTAAACTATTCTTGAATTGAGTATAGGTAGTATTTCCTTGTACGGTAATACTAATTGCAGGGGTTGTATTTGTAGTAACAGTAACACCAAATGAAGCCATTATTTAAACTTTTTTTTATAATACCAATAACCCAATGCAGTTGACCCTAAAACTAAAATTGCTAAAAATGTGTAATTAATTTTTTTTTTATTGCTTTGATAAAATTCAATAACATTTATCAATAATAATCTTGCATTTAATCCTAAAGCATATTTATCTGCTTCTTTTTGACCTTCGGGAGTGCTTATTTCGTGAACCCCAAAATAGTTTCTTGTTTTTAGTTTATTGGCAAATTCTTGGGCATCTTTAACATCCCTTAATTCATTAAACCCAATACCATTTCTTGTTTTTTTATATAGTCTTTGTATTACGTCTTTTGCACTATCAATTGGATTATTATACTTTGCGTAATAATCCCTATCAACGCAAGTACCCCCTTTTGAACAAGAATCAGACCTTTCATTTAATGGTGCGAGTGTTCCCCTTGTGGCGAGAGGTTGTTTATCTTGACCTATAAACTTCATCCCATACATATTATTGTTGTTATTAAAGACATTAGAGCCATAGTTGGCACTTTCAAGTCTTGCTTGTGCAACAATAAGTTTTGAGGCAATTGGTGAGAAACCCTCTTGTATGGCTAAATTGTATATTTCTTGGTCTAAATTCACTACTTAAATTTTAATGTTTTTTCAGTTTCATCAAAATACAATCTGTTCAATTCATCTTGTGAAAAATTCCTACGGATATAACCTTTAAAAACTTTAGTGCTACCTGCACTTGCTTTACCCACAACCAATGTTCTTTTTAATTCTTCAACTCCTTGTCCTTCTCTAACACCTTTTAAATTTGTGTTTCCTTCTATCGTTAAAACATGAGTGTTATCAATTATTTCTTTTACTAAAGCGACATGACCTTGCATACATATAATATCAGCAATTTGTGGCGTATTAGTATTTAAAAACACATATCTTTTATCGCCTCTTGCATTTAAATTAATTACATTCTCTAAAGTACCACTTGTACTGCCATTAAAATTTTTTGCTAAAAATTCTCTATCAAAAGAATAAAACTGCATATACACTAATTTGCAATAGTACATACACCATGCTTGACTACTTTTCCATCCAACTGCTTTCATCATGGCTTGAAAACTTGCATCTACAAAACCTACATTTTCTGAACCTTTTACTATTCTTTCCATTTGACCACGAAACCCTTTGCTTGTCAAAAATGGATTAAAAACTGATAATAACGGATTTGCAATATCGGGCATAATCTTAAATTTTATTAATTAAATACTTGATAATCTTTAGCTATGTTTTTAACTGACTCTTCATAAACAATACGGGTTTGTCTTTTTTTATAAAAATAAAAACCTAATGAAGCAATTGCTAATGTACTTGTAAGTAGTATAATTGATTTTTTATTCATAGTATTAATTATTTACCATTATTTCTTTTCCTTCAAGGTCGCATACAACTAATTTGTTATCGCTTTTTCTTCTGTAAACCTTACACTTAAATTCCTTAGCAAATTCACGATTCAATTCATCAAGAACACTTTGAGGTTCGCCATTGTTATACGCACTAATGTATGCCTTTAAACAAGCAAAACCATTTTTAACTTTTGGGTCTGTTCCCATATCCTTTGCAGTTAAAGTTGGTGCAGACATTGTTTTTCTGTCCTTTGGGTCTTCCTCTTTATCAGTTACTTTAATATTTGTAGTAGCATTAGGTTTTTTCATCTTTGGTTTAAAGATGTAAAACAATAATATCCCACCTCCAAATACAAGCAATGCTTTCTTTTGTAAATCTGTCATTACGCTTTATTTTTTTTGTATAAATAAACACCAACTAATAATGCTATACCCACTATTGCATACACACTAATACGTTGCATATCTTTATTCTTTAACGCTTCTAATTCACTTCTTTTTGCTTGTTGTAAAACTAAATACGCATCATTTACATCAGATTGTGTTACCGCACCAAATTTATTAAGCAACAAATCTAATTTGTCTTGTAATAATTTTGCATTGTTTGTTAATTCAGCAAAAACCGTATTTGACAAACCACCTTGTTTAATTCTATCTTTTATATCCCCAAGTTTGCTTTTTAATTCATCAACAATACTAAGTTGATTATTTGTTGTTGTTTCCATGCTATTTTTTTGTAAGTAAGTAAAGTCCTGCCAATAAAACAATAGAACCACCTAATATAACTATTGCAGTCGTTCTTTCCCTTTGTGTCTTTGCTAATTCCTTTGATTGAATTGATGCTACACTTTGTGCTGATTTTAAAGAGGTTACTGCATTGAATAATAATTCAAGTTTTCTGTTACTATCGTTAGTTCTTGCCAAAGAATTTTCTAACGCTTGTTTTTGTCTATTATCAAGTAGTGCATACGCTTGTTCAAACTCCCTACGTTTTTTCATGTCGGAAATCTTCGCAACAGTTTCAGCAACCTGCGTACCTACTTTTATTGCATCATCTACACCAAACGCCATAATATTTCATTTTAAATTATTTAAAGACCTATTGATGCAAGTGAATTTTGCATTGATAATGCACCAATCGTTTTTTGTATTGCTTTTTGTTTTATTACGTCAATGTCTGCTTGACTACTTACTGATTTTTTACCTAAAACTTTAAATAATGCCGTTTCAGTTTCAGTACCAAAAAACTTATCAGCACCGAATTTAGGCAATGATTTAGAATCAACTTTTAATAACAATTCTTGTAATTTTCCTACGCTATCATTTTTTTGACTTCTTCTAATTGGAAATACAAATTCTGTATAAGTTTCTTGTGTTGATGGCGTTGTAGTTGTACTTGTTGATGGCGTTGTAGTTGTACTTGTTGTACCTACATCTTTTTTCTTATCATCAACATTATTACTCCCTTGTGGCGTTCCTTTTGCTCTTAAACCTTTTATTACAAAGTAAATGGCAGTACCTACAAAAAGTAATGAAATTACCCCGATTGCTATTGTTCCTTTTTTGTTTGTCATTTTTTAAATTTTACTTTAAGTTGTTATATTTTATTTTAATTCAAACCCATTAGGAGAAAAATAAAGTGACCTTTTCGGCTTCATATTTTCAAAATACAATCTTATATTACCTTCGGGACTTACAAATGTTTTAGTATAACCTTTTGTACTTAGTTTTGTACCATTATGATAAATATATGTTTTTGGAGTTAATACTCTTCCATCAGTTGTATATTCTTCATAAATTACATTTGAATCTGCTAATCCATAAAAATCAAGGTTATTATTTAAACTTAAAGCATCAAGTAATTTATTTGATAAAATAATTGCATTATCGTATGTTGTTTTTAGAAATGCTTGGTTTTCAGCAGTTGTTTTCTTTTCGTTTGCTTTCTTAATTATTGCGTCAATATCATCTTGTGAATCAGCAGTTGTTTTACCTAAAATGCTTTGTAATGCGTCTGACGTAATTTTACCAAAGTCACCATCATCACGATATTTTCCTAATAATGTGTCATCATATAGCAATATTGCTCTTTGCAATTCTTTTACTTTACCACCTTTACTACCTTTTTTTAATGGGAATAGTTTTGCTACACTTGGGGTTACGCCACCACTACTATTTGTTTCTACTTGACTATTTTGCTTTGGGTCATAATTGGGAGGTGCATCTTGACCTTTTCGCTTTGAATTTTTAACTGCTTTGTAAACAAAGTAAAGTCCTATTAAAGCAGGTACTCCAAAAATTACATACGGTAAAATCTTATTGTTTTTCATTTTTTTATTTTTTAAATAAATACATAACGTATTGAATAATAAAAGACCAACCAATTCCTATAATGGTTAGTCCTCCTAATATTTTGCTTTTAACCAACTTATCATTATCAACGTATGCCTTAATATCATTTAACTCATTTACTAACCCTTTCTGACCATAAACGGGATTTCCAATAACAGTTTGATTTAATTGCGTCAATGTTTTATCCATTTCACGCAACATACCATCCATGTCATTCTGCTTATTAATCATCTGCGATAGCATTGACTTAATACTCTCTACGTTATTCTCTTCCATACTCTTTCATGTATAAAATATAAAATTGGTTTCAATATTAAATCGGAAAATCCAAGTGTTGTAGCAATACTCATATTTCCCGTTGTAATATATCCTATTCCAAAAGTAACACAAGTTCCTAATATTCGATACGTTACGGTCTTTAAAATAGATGTTGTAATTGAATTATTTAATTTTTTATGCAACGAATTATCAATGGTATTGTCAACAATATTATAAAATTCCTTAGCCATAATTTAAGTTTAAAGTTTTTTTTCTAATCTCATTTCTTCTCTAATCTTAGTAGCACTTATTTCAGAAATTTCTGTTGGAGGTATGTGTTCAACTATATCGTACCCTACACCCCTGCCAAAATCAACCGAACATATATCGGGGCAAATAAAAACTTTAACCCTATTTTCTTTAATCAATTCAGCGTATTCATCCATTATGTTATTCATAACCTCTAACGGAGAAAATGGGTTTTTAAAATCGGGTTGTACTTCTCTAATGCCTATACAAACATTACCCCCTTCATCTAAAACATTTTGAAACATTTGTTTGTGTGCTAAATGTAGGGGTTGCCATCTGCCAATAAACAAACTAAACTGATTTTTATTTTTATCCATTGAACTTCTAACGTGAATCTTTTTACTCCAACTCATAATCTTTTTTTTGGTTTATATATTTCTTAATTTCGTGTAAACATTCATCAATACTATTTTCAGATGTATCAATTTTCAAGCAATCTGTCTTCGGCACTTCAAAATCAATGGCAAAGTAGTTATTTCTACCCCTATCCACTTGACTATCGTAATGCAAGTATATCTCAATTAGGTTTGAGTTATTCCTCAAATATGACCTTAACTCTTCATAAGGAGTTACAAAACTCATTAAAGGTACAAATCCACCACGTTCAAGGTAAATAGCCATATCAAATGCGTTCTTTAAATTACGCATTCTACCTTCTTTGCTATAATCTTTGTTTTTGGTTATATCACGCCAAACATCGCCATCTATTCTAACACAATTGTGGCTAAAAAATGGCACAAGTTTATCAGCTAATGTTGTCTTACCACTTGCAGGTTGACCGTACAAAAGTATTATCATGTTATAATTGCTTTTTTATTATCCTCAAATGAAATGTTTTTTGCATTGCATGAAATGTGATATTTCTCTACATCTCTACCATCGTATGTTTTTATGATATCTTTTGAAGTAAAGCATGAGCAATTTATATCTATTTCATCAACAAGAAATTCTAATCCATTTACTAATAACCTCCATTTAAAATCGCTTTTTATTGGATAATCAGTATTGAACCTAATTTTTACTTCAAGTAAATTATTTTCCATAATTACTTATTTTCTGTAATTAAACTTGTTGTAATACCACTTGTAGTTTTCGTATAACCAATTAGTAATATCGCTACCCATAACTGCATCAGCATCAGACGGTTTTAATTCTAATTTTGGTCTTATGGTATGTAAATCTTTTGTCAAACCATACACGCTATCATCTTCGGTAGTTATTTGTTGTATGTTGTCAAAATCATGCTCAAAATGTGGCACTTCCAAGTATTCGTATATCCTTATCATTGTGTTTTCGGGATATAAGCAAAGGTCTTCTGCTTTTACAAATAATATCTTATCATCGTAACCAAGACGTATCATTTCGAATATCCTTTCAACTGCTCTTCCTATTGTGTTGTTAGGGTTCATCCATTCATCAACTCTTTTATGAACAGTAGTACCCCTTGCTTCACTATCATTTCGTATTGGGTCTGCAATTAATTGATTTTTTCTGTAAATCTTTTCATACGAAGCAATTACATCTTTAAGATTACGTACCATGCAAATAATCTTTGGGTTAGGGTAAAATTCATTCAAAAATGAACGATAAACACCCCAACCCCTACTTTTTATCATTAAGTAAGGTTTGTTTGTCAATGCACTTGCATAACCCATGATACCATTATAACAAAATGATTTGAATGCTTTAGCCATTAATTCGCCATCTTGTGCTTTAAATTCGGGAGAATTTGTAAAGTTACCCCTTGCACCAAAAACCAATTCTAATAACCCATCTGTCGGTGTAACATGAAAATCGGGATTTTGTCCTAATATATTTTGAAGTGCAGTTGATAGTGAACGTGGTAAACTGCTTTGAAAAAACAATTTTTGATTAGTCATTTTTATTTGTTTTTAATAGTTTAAATTTCATTTTTTTACATTTTATATCTTTTATTATTGATTGCCTTACATTTTGATATGTTGTTTTATATTTTTCTGCTACATCTGTATAAGAATCAAAAATCTCATTTGTATCAATACATATTACTTTAACTCCAATCGTTTTCTTTTTTGCATCGGAAATTTTTTTTTTATGTTCAATACTTTTTGGTTTAATTAAATATTCTCTTAAAATTTCTTTATTTTTTTGTGTCATTTTATGTCCTTTAAGACCATTTGATATTTTTTCACAAAAAGACAAAGGCATTTTTTTACCCTTGTTAACATTTGGTTTACCTTTAAATATTTTGCTTAGATGTATTTTCCTATCTTCACTCAAAGGTTTACCTCTTGTTGGGTTTTCTATAATATCACTATAATTCAACATGATATTACCTAATGATTTTAAATAATCATACCAATATTGTTCTCTTTCTATGATTATTCTTATTTCACATTCTTCTAAAATTGAAAATTCTAAACTATCAATACCGTACTTATTGTGTATGTTTTGTAATATAGGAGTATGTCTATTATTTCTTAATTTACTTTTATGTGAGTTCCATCTTTGACATATATTGTTACTACTACCAACGTATTTTTTATTATTTTCTTTACAAGTAATAAGATATATACCACAAGCCATTTTAATCGTTTTATTTTATAAAATAAATTATTTTTCTAAAGATGCAATAATATCATCTACGTTAAATATGTCCTCTACTGAATTATAAGGAAATTCAATTGGGTCACCAATGATATTAAACTTTGATAAATAACTGTTTCTTAATTCGGGTTGCTTTGTAAATGGATTGGCAAGAATGTTATCGTGCATTTCGTACCCTAATACTTTTGGATTGTTGGTTATCCAACAAACAGTTGAAGGTAAATTTAATGAAGCACAAGTATGTTGTAAGAAACTATCTATTAATAATCTTTTCTCTGATAGCAAGGTTAATGCTACTATTTCTCTGAAATTTGCGTTAATAGGTGTAGTGCCTTCATAACCCATTTGGTCTTCCTTTCTGATGTGTACAATGTTATATTTCTCATGGAAATGATTAATAACCTTTACAACTACATTAGAAGGTAAATCACGAGCAAAACCATATTTTAATTCGGGTGTTGCACCTCCGTTGGTTTGCATTAAAAATATCGGCTTATCTGATTTGTATTTGTTTTGGAAAAAGTCCAATTCTCTTTGTGTTAAAAACAATTCGGGCATTTCACCATTGTAATCAATGTCAAACATTTTGCACCAAATTTCAATTAAATGCTTTTTTTCTTGCACATAGTCCATTTCAAGATATGGATTGTGAAGCATTAATTTTACTTCCTTATTTTCAATATTATCGGTAAAAAAATAACTAATATTCCCATGCTGAAACGATTTGTTTACATAAGGATTGTTAAGGTAAACTTCGGGATAACCACTAATAACAATTAGGTTATCTTTTGGATATTTTGTTTTGATTGCTTTACAAACGGCAGTAGATAAAATACATTTACCTATACCTCCATCAATTTGAAAAATAATGTTTTTTGACATGGTTTTAAACGGTTTATTATTAATAATTATTTATTCGCAAATATAGTATAAAAATGTTTATTTAATTACCAAGCAACTTCGACTAATCTTATATTGGCAACTGCTCTAAAAGTAGAACCCGTACCTGCCGTTGTTGGTGCTTTTAATGTTAATAATAAATCATTAGAAGCACCTACTGAATACGTAATATCCGAACTCCCCATTGAAGCATCATTATGACTTGATACATTTGTTGGTACTGATATATCACCAACACCACCCACTTTTTTAAAGAAAAATGCTTCGGAAGTTTGATGAACTGCACCAACTGAAAGCGCTCCACTCGTTCCACTACCTAAAATAGTACAAACAATAATCCAATCTACAAACACATTCCATGCTCTATTATTTCCTAATGGTATTATAAGATTAGTAGTACCCGTACCATCTAAACTCATGGGTGCAGTCCCCGAAGCATTTAATAATGCCTCACGCCATGCAACCAAATTAGAAGTTTGACCACTACCTAAAGTTGCAAAGCCACCCGTTGAATAAGCATCTTGACCTCGTAAATATGATAATCCTAAATAACCACCCGTTACCGATGATAATACTGCACAAGCAGTATTATTACAACCACCTAAAACTGATGATGCTTCACCACTTGAAGTATTACATCTACCATTTACAACAGTTGAAAAATTTTGCGTAGCACAATTAAAGCATCCCCCCGATATAGAAGAAAACCCACCCGTAACACAATTGAAACAACCACTTATAATAGATGAAAAGCAACCCGTAGAATTGTTACAACAACCCGAACCCATAAATGAATATATATTATTTGAGCAATTTTTATTACCCGAAACAATAGCACTATAATTACTTGAAGTGCAATTAGAATAACCTGCACCAATAAAAGAACCTGCACCTTGAATTTTGTTATCTTTTCCTCCTACAATTGCACTTAAATTAGAACCACTATTACATATTTGATTGTTTGAGCCACTACCAACAAAAGAGTAATTACTCCCAACACAATTATTAATTCCCCCTACAATAACCGAACCTGCACCAATGCAATTTATAGTATTATTACTACCCCCTCCAATAAAATTCAAATTATAAGTACCACTAATCGTATTGGTACTGCCACCTACAATGGTAGAATAACAATTACCAACACATATTTTATTTAAACACCCATTTAAAATAGATGTATGATTATCTAAAGCAGAATTAATACAACCATTACCAATAAAAGAATAACAACCACTTGTTGTACTTGCTCTACCATTTAAAATTGTATTAAAACAACACCCATTTGTAGAATTGCTAACGCCACCTCCAATAACACTATAATCACTTGTTATTGTATTTATTTGTCCACTACCAATAAAACTATATTGATTGCGTATTGTATTATCAGCACCCGTACCTATAAAACCAAAAGAACAACAGATTGCATTTCTGTTCCCACTACCTATTACACTATTAATATGATTGGTAGTTAATAAATTACAAACACCACTTAAAATTACCCCATATTGAGAAATTCCTGTTGTATCATTAATGCAATTACAACACCCATTTAATATGCTTGAAAGAACGGCTTGACTACCCATAATACAATTACATCTACCATTTGATATAATTGAATAATTGGAATTGCCTCCAATATTATTACAAAGACCATTTGATACTGAAGAATATCTTGCAGATATAGTATTAGAAAGACCATTACTAACAAAAGAGAAAGCACTCCCAATAGTATTTAAGCATCCATTATCAACAAATGAAAAACAACTATTGCAATTTGCAACATTACAGTTTCCATTAATAATAGATGTATAAAAACCACATGAAGAATTACAACACCCATTCCCTATAAAAGAATAACAACATTTTGATGTATTATTTTTTCCATTTATAATTGTACTATAACAAGCAGATGAAGTATTATTGCACCCACCTAATGAAGAACTATATAAGGCACTTGCATTATTACCTGCACCACATCTTACAGATGATGAAACGCCACCACCTAATACGATTACTGCTTCACCGTTGTATGGCTTTGTATTGGTAACGCAAACATTTCCCGAAGTTGTGTACCCCGAACCATCTATTTGAATACCATTACAAGCCGTTACTGAAACTATTGTTACAGTACCCGTACCACCACCCCCTCCCGAAGATTCGCCTCCAAAAAAACCCGTATTCATACCACCAAAATCTGCCATAATTAAATATTTTTATTAAGCAATTGATTTACCAAAACTAAATTTAATTGATTTGCTACATAAATAAAAACAATTTCATCTGACGAACCCCATTGTTGTACTATTTCAGATGGAATTTGTATATTAGCAATGTACAAATCTACTGCCGTAGGTATTCCATCAGCGTTATCTTGCATACCTAATAAACTATATGTTACCGTACCACCTTGACCATCAAAGTGATAATCAAAAAAATTAATTAACCCTAAATATGTCGCTATTGCGTTTCCACTTGGTGACCATATTGTTGTTGGTTCTATTTGTCTTGTATTTGCCATTTTTTTATTTTAATAAAGTGATAACCAATGAGTACTAACAAGCGATGTAGTTGTACTTAATGTCAAAGGTGATGGTAATGTTGATTGTGATAGTAATACTGCCGATAATCTACCTCCCGTAAAGTCAAATGGTTGAACGGTTATTATAGATGAAGTAATTGTTACTATTGAAGGAGTTGCCGTTGCAGTACCCGAAACATTATATAATGCACCAATAAAGTAAGTACCTGCTACTTGATTTGTTAGTGGACTACTAAATGCTTTATTACCCCAAGTATTTGATGCAAATGTTTGCCATATTGTACCATCGTTTGTAGAACTTGCAATTAATGTTATAGTACCACCCGATACTGAATACAATCCAACCCCATTATAAGCATCTGCTACATAATTACCTATCACAGATTGATACCATTTTACACCCGTAATTGTTGAAGTTGTTGCTAAATAAACGGGAGTTAAAATTAATCTTGTATCTACTAATGTAGTTGCAGTAGAAATAGCCAAAGAAAGATTTAATCCAATCGGAGATGCCTTAATTGTACTTCCAAGTCCTTGATAACCTAAAACAACTTCGGTATTACTTAGTTTACTATTTATTTGAGTTTGTATGGCACTTGTTACACCCTTTACATAGCTTAATTCAGTTAATGAAGGATATGTTGTAGTACCTAATGCTTGTATTTGTTTAGTGCTATCAGTAGCCATTATTTGACTTGCAGTAAGCGAACTTAATGTAGGAGAAGTAGAAAATGTTTTAGCACCACCTACCGTTTGAGTATTACTTAAATCCACAAAGTTTTGTGTAGATGAACCCGTACCACCATCTGATATTGGCAATGGTAGTGTTATTGGCGTTGAACCACCACCTTCACCCCCAAAAAATCCATTATTTCTGTTACCAAAATCTGCCATTATTATTTATTTTTAAGTAAATCAAAACAACTTTTTAACTCTTGAATTGACTTAACCAAAGTTGGTATTACTTGATTGCTATCGAAACTATAAAACCCACTTTTAGTTTTTCTAACTGTTTCGGGTAAAATCTTCATTATATCTTGTGCAACAAATCCTATATTTCTTTGACTACCTTGACATTGTGTATCGCACCAATAGTAAGTAATTGGCTTCATCTTCATTACGGCATCTAATCCATAACTACAACCTAAATCGCACACATCCCTTTTTAATCTTGAATCCGAAGTAACTTGTTGTATTACACCATTTGTATCAGAACACAAAGTTACGCCACCCGATGTTAAATTATCAGCAACTAAAAAATTTGATTTAAAAGAACACCCAACTGTGTTTACAATACTACATCCAAAAACACCTGCATAATCACCACAAGCAAAATTACCCGTACCTCCTAAAACAAGAGAAGCACAACAACAAGTACAATTGTTACTACCACTTAAAATTGCACTATTAGGAGTAGAATCTAAAATGCAGTTACTTTCACCATTTAATATTGTTCCATAAATACTTGAACCAAAAATGCAATTCTGTGTAATATTAGAAGCACCTCCATTTAAAATTTGACCATAATTTGAACTGATATAATTATAAGAGCCATTTAAAATAGTTGAATTAGTTGGAGTGTCAATACAATTATTAGAACCCGTACCAATAAAATGAAAAGAGCCATAATATCCACTTATCGTATTTATACATCCCGTACCTAAGAAGTTATAACAATTTCTAAACCCATTTGACACATTGGTATGCCCACCACCAATAAAAGCATAGAAACCTTCATTACTGACACAATTTTGCACACCGTTTGCTATTGTTGAATAATTGCTATTAATACTGACTAAATTTTGACAACCATTTATAATTGTTCCTGCACAACTACACGTAAAATTTTGACAACCATTTCCAACAAAGTTAAATTCATACCCATAAATTAAATTTTGCCTACCTGCACCAATAAAGTGATGAGAACCAACATTCATATTGTTGGATAAGCCATTACCCATAAAAGAATATGTTGAATCTGTGCCATTGTTATAACCATTTGAAATTGTTGAATAGTTTGAACTTAGTATTTTATTGCAACAACCATTTACAATACTGTTGTTACAACAATTTATACTATTACAAACCCCATTTAAAATAGTGTTATTTGACCCAAGAGCAGGAGTAATATTATCACCATTAATATTATTATTATAACCATTTAATATCGAAGAAAAATTATTGTAATTTATAGTGCTTTCGCAAACATTATGAAGAGCAGAAAATGTTGCGAATTGTCCCGTACAACTTGATATAAGTGTATTATTTTTAGCATTTATAACAGAAGAGTCACAATACCCATAAAAACCCGTATAATTACTATTAATTATTGTAGAATCATTAGTATCATTAATTGCAATACTACAAACATTAGAAATAAAATTTTTATTGGATACGGGGTTTGAATTATACGATAATGCTAATCCACAAGAATTGTTTATAAAATTGCAACACCCACACACTAATATTGAACTGCTATTTAATATTGTATTAAAAGCAGATTTTGCAAATAAGCAACTAATATCTGATTTTATAAAATTATTATTAGCACAATCAAGCAATATGTTCTGCTTACCATCAATAAAATTTGATGAATTGCAACAACACAATTTATTTCCATAAGCAATTACTGTGTTATAATTAGCATAACCCCCCGAAATGGAATTGGTTAGACCAAAGATATTATTTATTCCCGTATATGCACCCGAAATAGTATTGCCTAAGCCAAATATTTGATTTACAAGTGTACAATAAGATGATATAGTATTATTATAACCATTTATCTGTGTGTATGAATTAAAAGAATCAGTAATTTTATTATTGCAACCCCAAACATTGTTAAAGCACCCATTAACGCAAATACAATTTTGTTCTCCTATTACTGTGCTACTACAAGTTGAATTTGCAATTAAGTTAGCACAACCACTCATTATGTTATTATAAGAACCATTATCAACATTATCAGCACCATTTAAAATTGTATTGTATTGAGTAGTAGTATCATTTATACAATTTTTGCAACCATTTAAAATAGAACCAAAAGTCAAACTTGAAACTTTATTAGTATCACCATTGCCTATAAAATTATTTACACTACTAACATTATCAATACAATTAGTAGAACCACTTATTATTGTATTGGTTGAACCAAAAACACAATTGTCCTTACCAACACCAATAAACCCCCTTGTTCCATTAATATAATTATTTTCTCCATTTAATATCGTGCCACTACAACTACAAATACAATTTTGATACCCATTTAATATAGTGTGATATTCTCCACAAGCAAAACTACTTAAACCATTTAATATAGAATTAAAACCATTTCCAAAACCAAAACTTGTAATACAATTACTTTGTCCATTAGATATGCTATTATTACACCCATCACAAATTATGTTTGAATCGCCTCCCGTAATTGAAGAACGTAATGTATTTGCACCTAAAATGCAATGATTTCTACCATTAGTAACTATATTATCGCAACCATCAACGCAATTTGTTTGACCATTTATAATGGTATTATAACAACATCCACAAATACAATTACAAGTGCCATTTAAAATAATATGATGAACCCCACAATTAACAAGATTACAAACACCATTTAAAATAGTTGATTTACCAATAGTCGCAGAAACGCAATTACAAAATCCATTTAAAATAGCACTATTATACCCACTATTCGAATTACAACTTCCATTACCTATGATTGAATAATAACCACTATTGGTATTACGAACTCCATCTAAAATTATTGAACGATAATTACTAATAGTGTTACAAAAACCATTTATAATGGTTGACTTATAACCACTTGCAGAACATATTATATTGCATTCGCCATTTAGAATAGTCGAACAACCCGAAGCTGAACCTACAATACAATTGCAATTACCCGTACCAATTAGATTTAAAGTCCCACTATTACCTATTAAATTACAAGCACCTCCTATTATTGTAGATTGCGTATCTAAAATGCAGTTACAAAAACCACCTACTATTGAAGAACAATAATCAGAAATTGTATTAAATTCCCCACCTACAATTACTGATTTATCCGAATTTGGGCAAATTGTATTACATTGTCCACCACCGATAAAACTTCTATTGGAGCAGTTTTTATTTTCTTGCCCACCACCAATAAAACTATACGAAGCCGAAATGGTATTACAATCACCACCTGCAACAACATTATTTCTTGTTGTAGTACAAATTAAATTAAGAGTACCACCACCAATAGATGAATAACAACCGTTTACACAATTACATTTTCCCGAAAATATACCACTAAAACCTCCATTATCAATGCAATGTAAATCCCCACCACCTATAACACTTACGCAAGATTTATTTGAATTACTACACCCACTTAATATTGATGAATAAACACAACAAGAAATATTATTAGAGCCACTCAAAGCACTACTACAATCAGCCAAAGCACAATTCGTTACGCCACATCTAATTGTAGAATTAGCACCATCTCCTAAAATCATTATACTTGGCTTCGCAGTAGCACATATACAAATTGTACCTGCCGTATTAATTGGTGAACCCCCTAATACCGTAATTCCATCACAACCACAAATAGCAACAGAGGTGACAGTACCCGTACCACCACCTCCTCCCGAAGATTCCCCTCCAAAGAAACCCATACCTGCTGAACCAAAATCTGCCATATCTTAAAGTTTTAGAAACCTATTAGAACATCAACCTGCCCACTACCATAAGTAATGGTTATGCCATCCAAAGGCGAAGCAGGTGACAAAGCACTTATATTAATGCCTTGACCTGCACTTAGCGTAACAGTAGAAGGAGTTAAATTCTTAAAAGGCAAATTGCCCAATACCGTACAACTACCCGTTGACGCACCACTTTGAACTGACAAAAACATTACACCATCAAGTTGATTTATTTCTATTGAACCTGCTGATGTTAGTGTGTATGTAAATACTCTCATAATTTTAAATTTATTCAGTTATTATATCTTGTGTATCAAATAATTCTTCTAATTCAATTTGCTTTACATGAGTAATGATGTTGTATAAATACATAATCATTTTGTTTTGCTCATTAAAAAAAAGAACCACGCTTACATCTTCTTTTTCAATTTTATGTTCTTCGCAAAATCTGTTTAATGCCCCCTTTATAAATTTCGGCACAAACAAACTATACCCTTTAAAATCAATCTTTGCCCTTAATACTTGCAAAAATGTAATCTCCTTGTGCTTAACCCAATTGTTATAAATAACGTACTTCACATCGTTATTATCTTCATCTAACTTAAAAACAAGTTGTAAATCTTGTTTCTTTGTTTTTAACTCTTTTGCATTCTCTTCTAAACACTTAGAAGCAATACTTGTAAATTTTTCTAAAATGTAATCAATCATTTTTAATAGTTTTTATTGTTTAAGTTGTTGGTGTTAATCCTTTGAGGTACTCTTTTAATGAAGTTTCATATTTTATTGGTAATGTAGTTGATACAAAACCACTTTTTATACTTGCAAACCCATCAATTTTAAATCTAATGTCCTTATTTTTTGCAACATTCAAAGTAAAATCAATTAAATTTTTAAAAATAGCTTTCGGGTTTATTGATACAAAAATAGGTATAGAACTTGAACCATGTGCAGGAATTATAAATTCTTTTTCCTCCATGATATAACCAACATTCTTACCCTCTAAATATAAATCCAAATATAGCTTTTGTACTTTTGCTTCTAAGTCTGCAACACTTGTAAATAAGAAAGTTACATCAATAGCCAATTCTTCAAAAGAAAACTTACGAATTTTAAACCCTTGAATTTTCCATGTGAATTTCGATAGCAAATCTGCTTGTGTTTTGAAGTATTTATATAATCCAAAACCTAACAAAGACAAACCACCTACGGCTAATAATACTTTTTTCATTATCTCTTTTTTAATACAACTAATACCCCTAAAACCAATATTAAACCACCAACGCCATACATTATGTATTTAGTTGTCTTAGATGATTTATCATCACTTGCTGATGTAGGAGGTGTTGCAGTTGCCGATGTTAATAAATCAAGCGTTTCTTTCTTTGTTGCCTCTTCTTCTGCTTTTTTTCTTGTTTCTTCGCACTTAGCTTGTGACATTGCATTTTTATATTGAATCTCCATTTTTTTCAATGGTTCTAAAATTCTTTTTTGTGCAACTTTATCACTTGCATTAATTTCTGATTCCGAAATTATAGTGTTTTGTAATTGCTCAAATCTTGATGCTAAATAACTGCAATCACTAATTTTTGTTGGGTCAAGTTTCCAAGTATCTTGAACTTTATTTGCTTCAAAATCTGCCCTCGCTTGTTTGTCCTTATTAGAAAGGGTAGAAAAATTAGTAATCCCTAATGCGTTTGTAAATGCAAAAGGTACAATTATATTTGTCCAATTAAACCCTTTCTTTTTTTTACCACTTGCATTACTATAATTATTATCATCAACGAAGCATTTGTTACCCAAACGGCTTTCAGTTAATGCACCCATTTCGCTTCCTTCAAGCATATTTATTCCCATAGTTGTAAATTTTAAAATCTATATTTAATATTAAGTTTACTTAATGCGTCATTTATTTTACTTATTTCTCCATTATTCAATTCATCCGAAACTGCCTTTGACAACGTTGCGTTTTCAACATTTCCCATACCCCATCCACATTGGTCATAGGTTCTTATTCCCCATGCCGTACTTAATTTTAAAAAATCTAAATCGTTTTTGAATTTAGAAATAATCATTACCAATTTCTTACCACTATTGCTATAATTATTGTAATTCCAAATTGCAAGGAAGGGGGAGTACCAATCAGAAATATTAAAGTCACAACCATCAAATTGTGATTGTAAAGCGTCAGCCCATGCTTTGTATTGACTATCTGAAAACGTTGGTCTTAATCCCGTAGTTTCTAAATCCTTAATTTCGTTTTTTTGTTCAACTACCGTTTCCATTGCTTTTTTTTCATCTCCTTCTTTTTTTAATCTTTTAATTAAAGTGTAACCAATATAAAAAGCAATGCCTATACCACTTATAACGACTACACCTCTTGCCCAAGTAGGTAAACCCGTATAAATTTCTAATGATTTTTTTTGTACCATGATGTTTTATTTTTATTATGCTTAAATTATTTTACCCGTACCAATCGAAAATGTTTTTCCACCAAACTCAAATGTTGGTAAATCTTTTCTTATTGCCATTGCCCATGCTTTTATGTAATCTTGATTCCAATCTTTTAAATAAAATGATGGGACTTTCTTCGTTACTTTTGATATAGTACGAGCATAGGAATATTTAGAAATCTTTAAATAATAAAAACCATATCCTAAAGCTAATACAACGCCAACAACTATTGCACCTTTTGTATTCTTATTCATAAACTATATAGTTATTCTTTTCGAAATTGTCAATAAACGCTTTTATTTTATCGTATCTAACTTTATTCATTTCAGTTGGCGTACTTATAAATGTTTTCAAATACGCTTCGTGTCCTTCAAATCTTGGATAACCTAAACCTAAGTATATCAATAACCCATTCAAATCTGCTTCGCTTTCATTATCAATATCTTTGTTCACATAAAAGTGGCTATACTCATGTAGTAATATTGCCATTCTCATTGCCACCGTATCGGGTGTAAATTTCTTTTGACTTACTTGTATAACGCCATTATCCTTGTTAATTCTTGCAGGTGTTTGTAACTCCTTACCCGATTTGCTACTAATAATAGTAGGCAAATATTCTATTCTAAATTTCCCATCAGATGACTTGTATGTACCCGAAGATAAAACCCCTGCGTTAAAACAAAATTTTGTGCAAAAATTTATAAAACTTCTTAAATCATTATTGCTAAAATCAACAACATCTAATCTTTTTTCTAATGGAATTTTTTTAATCTCTACCACTTCAAAGCTATTATCTTCTTTGTGTTGACCTACTTTCTCATTGTAAAGATTGATTAAAGAAATTTTACCACTTATAGGCATACGGACATAAAACGAACACTCACCATTAACAGTTTTCCATCTATCCGTAAAAACAGTATTTTTTTGGTCAGCATCGCTAACCTTCAAATGTATTTTTTCGGGTTTATCAGTTTTTACTTTGATTAACAAAGTAAACTCTTCATATCGTGTTGGTAATCTGTATATCATTAAAATTCTCTTTTTACTACCACCATTGGAGGTGCTACCGTACTAAATTTAGATGCGTTGTAATCCTTAACCATGTCATCGGGAAACAAACCACCATTACGCTTTGTTTTGTTTAAATCCAATACAATAGTTTTAGGTTCTTCCTTTTCCATTGGTGGATTGATATCAATTACTTTAATTGGCTTTTTAACCAACCAATATGCAATGAAACCCACCCCTGCTACTAATAATAAATTTTCTAATTTCATCTTTACTTATTTTTTTTATAAATTTTGTAACCAATAGCACCAACGATAATTACACCACCTAAAATTATAAGGTACTTATTAATTCCGAAAACAGTTTCATTACTTGTTTCGGTCTTATAACCACCTTTGGTTTGCATATCTTTTAAAGCATTTTGAATGTTACTGCTATCAACGGTTGGTTGTGGTATTTTTACGCCATCAAAACTTGCCATCTTTTCATCTTCTCTAATTCGCCACTCTTTATAACTTAAAGTAGTGCCACTTTCTTTCCATAATTGATTCAAACTTTTTTCCATGCTATAAAAATAATTATATTTTTTAACTATTCGTAAAATTTGCTTACAGAATTACCGATAAATATTCCTGCGATACCAAAACCGATTACATACAATGCAGTAGCACCGAAACCTTTATTCTTTTTCATTGAATAAATAATGCCACTTAATACGCCTACACTACCTAATGTATTTGCTAATTTAGAATTTTGCATAACTTAACTATTTTTTGGACTGATTAATTTAAAAATAAAGCCACCTGCTAAAGCACCTATTAAACCACCACCTATTAAACTCATTTGCCTTGAATGTGCTATGTATAAACCCAAAAATAAACCTATTGCACTACCCGTCAAAGCACCTTCGCTTTGTTCAAGTAAAACCTTATTTCCACTTTTACTTTTATTCGATTTTATCTTATCAAGCATATCACTTCCGTAACTCATAAATTATTTTTTTCTAAAATAAAAAAATGCACCAACAACTAAAGCACCAACTATTATTAATTTAGTAGTTTTGCTCATGCCACTCGGTGTTGGTGGTGGAGTTGGGTTATTAGCTTCATCTAATTTTTTTGCTTCTGCTTCTAAATCTTTTTGTTCAAGTTCGGCTTTGGTTTGCTCGTTTTTTGCTTTTTGTTTATCGGCTTTGGCTTGTTCGTATTCAGCAGTTGCTTTCTCTACTTCACTTTGCGATTTGGCTTGTTCTAATTTAATTTTAGCCATTTTCATGTCATACTCTGCTTGTGCCTCTGCTTGTTTCTTTTTAACATATTCTCTTGACCTTGTAACCCCCGACCATGTAGTTAAATTAGAATAAGAATAGTCATTTACAAATGTTTTGTTTTCCATTTTTTTATTTTTTTTTCTTTAATAATACATAAGCAAGAATACCAACTACTAAAACGCCACCACCAATTAAAACGGGCATTAACCACTTTTTTTTCTTAGGTTGTTCAGCAGGTGCATTAACATCATTTGACGTTGTAGCACCCGTTGTATCACCCGTAGGTTGCTCTAAACTTAATTTAGGGTTTATACTACTTTGTCTTTGTGCTTCTTTTTGAATATTACCTATAAGACCTCTTGCCATAACAATTATTTTTTCTTTTTCATCACGAAATAAATGATAGTACCTAATACCAATATACCACCACCAATTGCAACGGGCATAACCCATTTTTTCTTTTCTTTATCATCAGTAGGAGTAACTTGTGGCAATTTGCCTTGTGCTTCTAAAACCTTCGCTTGTGCTAAAGCACTATCAGTTTTTGCTTTTTCAAAATCAATAGCTTGTTGATTAGTACCTTTTTGTGCGTTAGCATTTAATCTTGTAGAAAGATAACCCATACCAACATTTAAGTAATTTTGGATGTTTTCTTGCGAAAATAAAGTAGATAAAACTTCACCTGCTTTTGTTTTTTCTTTACCCGTTCCATTTGCAAAGTTTGAATTTAAACTTTCAATTTTAGAAAGTTTATTTCTTTTTAAATTTGGAATTGAACTTTGTGCAATTCTAATTAATGAACCATCTCTTTGATTTCTTGGCTTTGGTAATCCATCACCCGTAACTTCAGCAACTATATAATCTTGCAAATTTTGTCTAAATTTAGGACTATCTTGAATCGCTTTAAAAGTAGCATCAATAATAGATTTTTTTGAAGACAAAGGGGTTACAAATGAACCTTGTCTTTGCAACATTCTTACCAATGCAGGTTTGTCAGTTTCCGATATAACTGCAACTGCACTATTTATTGCAAATTGTGGGTCGGTAAACACCTCTTGTGTTTCAAAACTTGTTCTTTGACCTAAATTAAGTGTGTCACCACCATTTTGTACTTGACTTGCTTTTTTTTGGTTAAGATAACCACTTGTTATTGCGTTTAAATTACCTTTACTAAACATCATAATTTTTGTGTTTTTATTTTTTAACAATGATTGCACTTGCTAATAATAAAGCAGATGCTATTATAATAATACCTATTTCTTTTGAAGAATTTTTGTTTTGGTTTTCGTTGCCAACAAAATTCATGTATTGCATATCATGATTACTTTTACAACCACAACCATTTGCATTACTAAAATTAGCTTCTTTTTTATTTTCAGAACTGTACTTCTCTATTAAAACATTTTTGTCGGGATGGCTATCCAAAACATCATTAAAAGCATTTTCGCCTTCATAAGCAACTACTTTTTTTAAGCAAATACCTAAATCGCCTTCATCTTTTACATTTTTAGCTGAATATCCGTATTTATGGATAATTGCTTTTGCTTGATAAGGGTTGCATGATGCAACGTAAGTGTATATATCCATGTTTTTTAAATTTAAAAAGGGGTAAGGGTTTTAAATCCCTACCCCTTTTTGTTTTGTATGTTGGGTTATAATATTAACCTAAACGTGCCTTAACGGTATCGCCTCCGATTACTGCTACTGAACTCTTAACCACTTGTGGGTTAGTGAATTGACGTGAAGCAGAACGACCTGCAAGACCACGAGCAATGTTGATGTTATCAGCAGGGTAGAATTGGAATTGTACTACTGCATTTGGTAACAAAGTAGAGATAGTTAATTTAGTGTAACCATCAATTCTGTACAATTGCTTAACTGCAACAACTGTTGTTTGTTGTTGATATGGGTCAATTGTGATTACCAACGTCTTTAATGCTTGATTACCATTAGCATCTTGTGTGTTCAAGGTGATAGGTTGAGTAATTTGAGCAGAAGAACCTCCCAAAGATTGAATGTAAGTTAAACCTACACTAAATGGACTGTTCATTGATTGATACAAAAATTGTTGGTAAGTAACGTTACTGATACCACTTGATACAGTTACTTGAATAGCCGTTCCCGTTGCTACTAAACTACCATTACTATATGTAGTTGTTGTAACGGGAGTTGAAGGCATTGAAGCGTTGTTGATATACTGATACGCACCTAATACGTCAAAGTTAGAAATACTTGTATTAGAAGCATTTGAAACTGTAATGATGTAAGGTTGTGAAGTTGGTGCAGATTGCATTTGAGGTTGAGCCATTGGCATTCCACCATCAGCATTGAAGAAATCATCTCCACCCGTAAAGTACATTGAATCATCATCAATGAAACCATCTGCATTTAAGTAATTTTCGTTTGCGAAGTTTCTCGCATTTTCCATGTATTGTCTAATGTATGACATTTTGTTTAAATTTATATTTGAATAATTATTTTTCTTATTTTGTTGGAGCAGATACTTTTGCTTTGTTCATTTGCTCTTTAACTTTTAATGCTACAAGAACTCCTGCCGTTACAATTAGTAATTGAACTCCGATTGCTTTCCAATTTCCCATTTTTTTAAATTTTAATTTTTTGATTAATGAATTTCTTTTTTGTATTTGTTTTATAAGCACGAGCCATTAAAAACATTTACACACCAAATTTATTAAGTAAAGCATTATGATATATTATTTCATTGAATATCAAGTCAACACGATATGGTTGATTATCAATTAAATAATCATTAATCCTATACGATTGTTCGTTGATGTTACAATGAATAAAAAATTAAAATACGAAATAGTTTTTGGTTAAACTTTCGTTTGCAGACCTAAGTGCAGATTCTTCTGTATGTATTTTCTTTCCTTGCTTATCCCTTAATTGTAGCATTGGGGATATGATACGGGAGTATCTTTCAGTAATATATTGGTGTACTGCGTTATCAACTTCTTCTTTTGTAAACTTACCTCTAATCTTCATGTTCTCTACATCTACATAAACAAAGAACCTTATATCGCCATCAAAGTATCTTTTGTTTATCATGTATTCAGCAATTTGAAGTAACTCTGTTTTTTCTTCAAATTTATTTTTGTGACGTTCAACTGTATCGTTTGTTTTGTGCAAACGTATCATGTTCAAGTTACCCAATAGTTTTGGATTACCTGCTCTACCTATGTTTTGGAAATGGCTAACAATATCAAGACCAATATGCCTTGATGTAGCAAGTGAACCAATTAAATCAGATGGCATAGCATCACTCAAATACTTATTAATATCCTCTACCAATAACAACCCATTACGATAGTTGTCAAGTATGATACCCAACACTTCTGCCATATCATTAATAGTCATCTTTCTTCCATCATCCCAAAATGGTCTTATTCTTCTAACCTCTACTTTCGGGTGTATAGAAAACTTCATTATATCTTTAATCGAAATGGCTTTTATAGACCTTTGTTGACCAAAAAACCAAAACGAACTAAATTCATCATTAACATCAAAAATCAATGCTTTTCTTGGTGGAACTCCCTTAGTAGGATTACCTGCAACGTAATCATCAATCATGCGTATTGTTTCAACGGATTTACCCACACCCCTCTTGCCACACGCTATTATAATTCTACATTCTCTACTCATAGTATTATAGTTTACCTACAAATTTATATCCGTTTAATTCAAGTTGTTTTGTAAATTTCAACATTTGCCCTTTATCGTATGCGTTATAATCTTTCATAACATAGTCCTTTACTGAATAATCATAAAACTGATACCAAACGGTGTAACCACCACTTGCATTATCATATACGGTATATTTTTTCAAATTATTTCTTTTTTGGTCTTCCTCTTTTACCACTACCAATAGGTTTATTTGTACCTTCTGAAATGATAGTTAATTTATTACTTGGTTCGGTAGGTTGCTCTGCAACAAACTCTTCTTGATATATTGGTTCATCAACGATTGCACCCGACATTGAATTTACAAAATCATTCACGTTAGTATCGGGATTAAATGGTTTGCTATACGTTTGTTGTGGTGGAGGTGGAGGTGCTTGATATGTTGGTTGTGGTTGTGGTATTGGTTGTGGTGCAACATTCTGCATCTTGGTAACTTGTACTGCTTCTTTTAAAGTTTTTAAGATTTCTTTTTTTACGTTGTAACCTTGATTAAACATAAACGCACTTACCAATACTTCTTTACCTGCTAAATACCAAAGTAATTGTTCATCGGTCATGCCGATACCCTTCTTTTCAAGAACACGAACAAGAACGGGTTTAAATTCAGTTTCAAACTCTTCTGTAACTACTAATGTACCTTTTGTTTGTTCATTGTAATCATCAATAAATTCACCTGCCGTCATAGATAGAGTTGGAGAAACTTGAATTTCAACATTCAAATCTATTTCCCCCTTCTCCTGCATTTTATTCAATTGCTTTTGATTGAATAAAAGTTGCGTATCTGCCCAACCCTTACCAAACTTGTATGTGGACATAATCATGTCTGCTACCTTTTCAGAAGCATCGTGTTTATCCTTTTTTGGCAAACTATCCATTTTAGGATTGAATGGTTGTTCTTGTGGCTTTTTTACTTTCTCTTCCGAACTCATTTGCCCTCCCATTGGTGGTGGAATAAATGAAGGTTCGGGAATATCATTTGCAAAATCTTTAGCATCAACTTTTACATTGTGCTTGGTATATTCTTTTTCTAAAACGGGTTCACCCAATGGGTCAAAATCATCAAATACAAATTCATCGTTGATTTCTTTTTCTTCGGGTTCTTGAAATTCTTTATTACTCATTTTTAAAAATTATTTTTCAGTTTAAAATCGGTTATTAGTAAATCAAAATTATTCTTAGTAGTTTTTATATTTGGGTTGTCTTCAATCATTTGTTTGATTTCTTTTGTTGACCTACTTAACAAAGACTTATCCCTTTTAAAAAACATTTTTAAATCGCCAAAACTAAAATCAAATACTTCGTACAAATAATAAATGGAAAACTTTAACGCCAACATTCTTTTATGTGATTTGTTGTGCGAATTAATAATATCTTCTATTGTTTGCGTGTAATGATTAGCCGTCATCTTTAACACAAACTCAACTCTTTTGTCTTGTAAACTCAATGTATTACTTCGTGCAATTTTCAAAGCATTGGTGGTAGCATCTACGCCCAAAACCTCTACGGATTTGAGTAATTCTTGAATTAAATCGGTTTCGTTTTTTTTTATCATGCCTTAAAATACTCAACAAAGTAAACACTTTTTTTACAATCCTTCAACTTTTTTTATAACAAAATGATAATGATGTTTTCTACAATAATTATTTGAAAAATTTTTATTTTCACAACCTTCAATAGAACATAATTTTACGGTATTTAAAAATTTATCTGAATCTAATAAACCCCAATCTTTTATAACTGAACTCCACTTTTTAATACTTTTGTAAACTTCACTATCAATAACTTCAAGTCTTATATTTGGGTAATACAATTTCATTCTTTTTAATTTCGTTTTTGATTTATCATCCATCCAACCCTTAACCTCTATAAAATATGTACTACCATCATTATTTGTAATTTTAAAATCGGGTAAATATGACCTCACACCTCTTTTTATTTTTTCAAACCAAAAGGTTTCTACTTCATGTTCCCAATCTTTTATTTCATTTTTAGATTTTAAAAATTCAAGATAAGCACTAATATTACACTCCCAAGATGACCTTGCAAAAAATGTTTTATTCCCAATAGTAACTGTTCCCCTTTTTACTCTATTATAATTATTTACTGAATTATTCCTAACCTTTTCACTCATAAATTTTGACATATAATCTGATTTTTTTTGCCTACATTCCTGCGAATTAAATTTACTATTAGGGTCTGCCCATAACTTTTTACATCTTTCTGAAAATTTTATTTTTGATTCTTCTGTATGCTTTTTACCAAGCATCCCTTTTGGATGACCTTGTTCTTTAATCCATTTCTTAAATCTTTCCGAAGTTTCTTTACTTTTATACTTCATGGATATTCTATTATTCTTATCAGTAAGACCTAATTCGTTTGCTTTTCTTGATAAAAAACCATCTGTTCTACCCATGATTTTAGCAAGTTTCTTTAACTCCCCAACATCTCTATATTTTTTGTAATTTTCTTTTAAAAAATCAAAATCTTTTTGAGTAAAATAATTCATTTTTTTTATTACCCCTGCTTTAGTTAAGTAAGAATGAACTATTTGACCACTCATTTTATATTTTTCTGCTACTTTCCAAATATTATTTATCTCTTTGTAAGAATCAATTAAATCTTGCAAATTACAAATTATACTACCTTTATACTTAACGATTTTATCTTGCATTTCATCGTTTTATTTTATACAAATTATAGTTTATACTTTTCTTTGAACTCCTTATTTTTCAAAACCTTGTCAGCACAAAATATACCTACATCAATATCGCTTTGATAATGCAGTCCTAAGTAAACCCTTGAATAGCATATATCTTTAAAAACGTCTTGCATAAATGAATACGTCTTAGGATATATGTTACCTATAACTTCTGTAAGTAATCTTGTTTGAAATGCGTGTCCACTTGGGAACGAAGGAGAATCAGCACTTATACTTTTGAATGGAAATAATTTTAGTTTGTAGTAATGTGCAAGTTGATATGGTCTTGGTCTTTGAAATGTGAATTTCAATTTTGTTAGCAACGGCTTTGTATCTTCGATAATATCGGTAATTATCTTTTTTACTTCTTCTTCATTTTCGCCTCCTTTAATTAAACCATCAGTAAAATACCTTGACAAATGTTTATCATAAACCATGTATCTGTTTATGTAGTCCTCTTTACCTTTTAAAGTATTGATGTACGATACTATTTCGTTTAACTCCTCTTGCGTTGCTTCCGATGAATTTTTTGGAAATGTATATGTAGATAATTCTTCTAATAATACATCAAGGTAGTTATTAGTAGAAATGTATTTTAATTGTTCAAGATTGGGGTTGCCATAGCTTATTTCATCTATATTCATAGCAGTTAATTAATCGTTCTTATTTTTTATTAAATAGTTTTGTACTTACCCTTCATATTGGTTTGCATATTCATCTTGATTTCATCAATTTGTCTTTGCAATTCATTATTGATAAGTTTATCTTGTTTCAACTTAAATTGATAGTAGTATATAACGTAAGATAAACTTGCTACTCCTAAAATTGAAAATCCAATTTCCATTAAATTTAAACTTTTCCAAAAAGATTTTCCACCACCATTATCTCCACCTTCCGTACTACCACCCTCACCCATAACCACGTTAGGCATAGGCGTAGGAGTTGGTGCAGTTGGCATAGGAGCAGGTGCAGGAGTTGGTGCAGGTGCTATTGGCGTTGTTGGTGCAGTTGGTGTTGCTATTGGTGTTTCCATTATGATTTTCCGTTAAGTCTTTTTAGTGAAATTAAAATACCAAGTGTAAATGCAAGAGTACCTACAATTAAATAACCCATGTACAAATGTTCTTTGATATTTTGTTTCTTTTCAGTTTCAATATCTTTTTTCAATTCTTCATTTGTTTCGGGAGCATAAGCAGTTGTAGTGTTCCCATCATTGTCTTTTAGTATTATCTTTCTCACTATTGTTTCTTTTTTCTTGTTAAAAAATATAATAGTGCTAACCCACCTAATATTAAATATAACCCCATGTTACTTTTTTTCTCTTGGGGTGCTACTGTATTAGTTGGAGGTTCTCCAAATCCACCACCACCACCACCAAAAATTCCACCACCAATTGGAGGTAATACTATTGGAGCAGGGGGTGTTACATTACATTTGCCATTATAAATTGCTTGTGCTTTCGCTATTTCGGTATTGTATGCTTCTACTACGTTTTGAGCAAATGTTGATGTTGAAAGAATTGCATTATATTCAGCAATTTTATCTTTTAAGGTTGTACAATCAAGTGTTGACCAAACGGGAAAATTAGGCAAGGTATCAACTAAAGGTTTAGGACTTGTACTTGTTACACACGCACCATTAATCCAAGCACCACCACTATTAATACAAGTAGTTTCAGCAGGTAATGGTTCGGGTGCAGGACTTGTTTGACAAGTGCCATTTACCCACAGACCACCATTTGATACACATAATTGTTGTGCAGTAGCAGGAGCAGGTTGTGAACTTATACAAGCACCATTAACCCATGTACCACCACTATTCATACAATTAACTTCGGCAGTAGATGGACTTGTTGGTGGATATATTGGTTCTTGTGGTTGACCAATAGGCACTCCCGTACCACTATTACCCGTATTGGTAGGGTCATTAGGTGTATCGGGAGGTGGAACGTTAGCACCTGCAACCATGACAAAATGTTCATTATCGGGTTGACCAAAACCACCACGTTTAGGAACAATAAAGTTTTCTTCACCATCAAAGGGTATTACGGCTATCCTTTTTTTAACCCTTATTTTTGGTTTATTTACTAATCCCCTTGATGGTTTATTTACTAACCCTCTTGAATCATCAATACTTGCTGATTTATTTACTAATGCTCTTCCCATTTTATTAAATTTTACCTTCTTTTTTTAATTCTTTGGTAGCACGAGAAATAGCATCAGACCATTTTTCAGTACCTTTCTTGTAAATTTTTTTTGCCCTTGCTGATATAAGGGTAATTTTACTTCCTTTTGCCATAATTATGATTTTTGACTTGAATGCCATGCTTTACCAATAACCCATACTGTACCAAATAATACTGCAAGTGATACTGCAATTCCTAAAGCACCTCCTATTAAATTTTTCTTTTCCATTTTTTTATGTTTTATATTTAAAAAATTTGTAGTAAAGATAAAAAATAATTGCAATAATCATTACATTAATTATTCTCTATTTTTCAAAATATTAACGCCTATCAAACCTCCAATAACTATACCAACAATCCACAATGCTATATTGGTTTTTTTAGGTTTTTCTTCTTGTGTTACATTACCTGCAACATTCTGCACGTTTGGTTGTGCATTTGGTTGTGGTGTAGGTTTTGCAACATTCGGTTGTTGTTGTGCATCTTTTTTAGGTCTTCCTCTGCCAACTAAGTTTTTAGAAAGATTAGCATAATGTTCTTTGTTTTTATCGAACATTGTTACTGCTTTAACTAAAACCCTATCTTGTTCTTCTAACGCATCGTTTAACTCTTCTAAATCAGTTTTCAATTCATCTACATCATCATTCAATGTAGGGTTTTCAATTGATTTTTCAAGTTCTCCAATACCATCAACAATCGTGTAATAATCTTTAATTTTGTTTCTGATTCCTTGTGATACAGTTTCTTCTGTTAATCCAAAACCGTCAAGTGTTTGTTTCCATTTCATAATTATAAGTTTTTAAAAGTTTTTACAAATTTAAGCATTATCTACAATCATATCACCATCTTTATCAAAATCAGTTAAGTCAACACCTCCTATATCATCTTTCGTTGTGCCACCCCTAACTAACTTTTTTTTTTACCCATATACTTACTTCTCATTGCTCCTGCAATTCTTTTTGCTGAATCTACGGCTTCTTTTTTATCGTATGTTTTACCATAGTCTTTTTGAACACTTGGAGAAACTTTTTTACGTTTTAATAAACTTTGAGAAATTGATTTTACCTTATCATTGAAAGTGGTTGTACCACCTTCTCCTTTACTAATAATATATTTCTTATCATATACCCCACCATTTTTACCACCACCACTTACCATAGTAGCATATTCATTTTTAACTTTCATTCTAAATGAATCAGCCATGTTTGGCAATTTAATAGTTACAGTTTTTCCAACGTATGTATTTTCAGATGTTTCAAATTCGTTTCTTTCTTTGTTTGTTATTATTCTTTTATAATCTTGGTTTAATTCTTTCATAGAAGAATACCCACCTTCATAAATTCCACCACCCTTACCAAATTTCGGGAACATTTTATATGTATCATGTTTTTCTAAATGTCCATATTTGCTAAATGTTTCCTTTGACAAATGAATTGCTTTAATTCCATTTTGTTTTTCTAAACTATCGTATTTTTCTTCGGCTTCTGATTTACTATCAAATACTAAATCATTTACCTTATTACCATCATCCCAAATTATGTGATAATAAGTTTTATTTTTTCTTTCGCTAATACTTGGAAAATCAGTCATGCCACCCTTCGCCATTTTGCCACCAAAAACTTTATCAATGTTTGAAGCAAGTTTTTGTTCTCCATTCATTTGAGCAACATATTTAAACGCCATAGCAATGCCATATCCATCATACCCCGATTTTTGAGAAACATCAATACCTAATTCTCTTACATTATCATCAGCATCATAGTACTTAGACGAGTAAACTGAATTATCTCTCCATTCAGAATATTGAGGCGAACCAAATTCGGGAACGCTTGACTTATCAGCGTATGGGTCTTTTGCCCATTCGGGTCTTTTCTCCAATATGCTTATAAATTGTCTTACTTCGGAATGGCTATTAGCATCAGTCAAACCTTCAACGAGTGCTTGTGCCAAAGCAATTGAATAATCATAACCTAAATCTTTTCTTGTTACACCTAATTCATTTGCTCTTTTTTGTGCGTATAAGTTCAAATCCCTATTAGTCATGCCACCGTCAGCAAACTTTTTGTAATGAGGATTTTTTGGTCTTGTTTTTCTTTTATAATCTTGCTCCCAACTTTGTTGCGACTTAAACATTCTATCCCTACTTAAATTCGTTTCGCCACCATCAGCATATTGCCCCATCATTGTATGCACTTTAAACGCACCTTGCACATCTTCGTTCAAATCTTGAAACTCTTGATTAGCAATTCCTACTATTTCGCTTTCCTTAACCCCTAATTCGTTAAAATGGTCAATCATGAAGTGTATTCTTTGGTCTTCAGATAAACTGTTCCAAATGTCCTCTGTTGTTCTCCCACGATAGTTATTTGGAATACTACCACCTTTAGCCATTTTATCGGAAATAATCTCAATTTTATCAAATGATTTTTTTTGTATTCTATAATTACTGCCTTGTATTTCTTTAGGAAAATCCCCATGAAAAACTAAATCGTCATAGGACTTTCCAACTGATGATTTTATTTTACTCCCATTTTTCATAGTAACTAATAAATTCTTATTAGTTCTATTCAAATAATCCATCATATCGTAATCAATATCTTCAACTTTTATTATTCCTGCATTTGGAAATCCACCATTAGCAAGTTTTACTGCCATTTCATTAGGTGTGCTATCAGCATTCGCTAAGTAATTTTCGCCACTATCATTTTTTATAATTTGCAATTCTCCACCATCAGCAAATTTTTCTTCTCCATTTTCGTATGTTGCTATAACTTTAAAATACTTCTCCCAACCTTTTTCTTTAAAGTATTCTAAATCTTCTTCTTGACCCCAAGTAATTCTTTCTGATAATGATGCTACTTTCCTTCCACTATCTTTATTAAATTCATAATCAAAAACATAAGTTTTAGTTTTATTCCTTTTTGAAGAATCTTTAGCATCTTTTTTCACTTCCTCAATTCTATCTTTTATTTCGCCACCATCAGCAAATTTATTTGCCATATCGTACTCTTCCTTAGATATTTCAATAGCGTTTGGAGGTGTTGGAGAAGCAATATTTTTTACTAAATAAGTGTAATAGGTGTTACCCTCTTTATCAACTTCTTTTATTTTATAGTAATCATTTCTTAGAACACCACCGTTTGCATACGAAGGGTACATATTCAATTCATATCTACCACTATCCATTCTGTATATCTGAATATTAGCAACGCCTTCTTTAGATTTACCTTGCAATTGTATTGGTCTTGTTATCCTTGCAGTTTCTCCATACCCAATACCACCAACAGTTACATCGGGGAAATAATTATCAGAAGTAAACAAATATCCTTCATTATGGAAAAAATCTTCTACTTCTTCTAACGCTTGTGCAAGTGTATCATGGTAAATTTTATAGCCATGAACCTTACCACCCTTTGCAAAGGTTTCGCCTTGATTTAATCTACTCAATAACTCACTTGCATTTATTGGTTGAAAATAAATATCCCTTTCAAGATTTAACCCGAATGGAGGCACTTTCATCATCTCTAAACTTTCCCTGCTTACAGAACCTACTTCTATTTCAAACAAGTTCACAATTGCCCAAATATAATCGGGGTCGCTTGGGTCTGAATTAAGCAAGTAAAAAGTTCCATTACCATAAGGATTAAATATTTTAGCTACAACCATTTGATTTTTAAGGTCATTGCCTAATTTATATTGACTAAATAATTTGTTGTCAATTTCTTTTGTAAATAATTTTTGACGCATTTTTTAATTTTTATATTGAAACGTATGTTCTCTAACTGATTTTTGCCTTCCCATGATTGTATTGCGAATATCCGAAGATGTGCAATTCAAATGTTTTGATGCTTTTGCTATTGATTTAAATTCATAAATAAAATTGCCATTTTTATCAAACATTAAAACAACTTTTTCATTATTAATACTTGGCAATTTTAAACCAATTTTAAAAGCGTGTTTTTGATTTTCTGAATTAGTTGACCATTCTAAATTTATTTCAGAATTATCATTTTTAACTCCGTTAATATGATTTACTTGTGGTTTATTTTCTTCATTATTAATAAAAGAAGACGCAACTAATCTATGCACTTTATATATTTTACCTTTACCATTTTTATACAAATCAACAACAACATATCCGTTTTTGTCCGAAGCCAAAGACCTAATTTTTTCTTTTAGTAATCTTTCCCCACCTTTTGAGTGCTTGACATATTTACCACAACTCTTTACCCTGCCTAAATTACTTACTTGGTAAAGTCCTTCATAGTTAACTACATCTTTCCAAACTTCGAGCATATTTTAATTTTTATTTTTTATTACATTTTAGATTGCTTCTTTTCTTGTACCTTTTGAAAGGTTTACATAAGCGTATTTGCCATCGTTCATTACTCTAATAGAACTTGAATCTATATCTGAAACATCAATTATCTTATCCCCTACTTTCAATCCATGTTCAGTCATACCACCTTTAGCATACATACCACCTTCGCTTCTATGCGTTTCTCCACCATTGGCAAACATTGGGTTTGTAATATCCATTTGTGGTGTTAAATCAACATTTGAAAATGCAGTACCACCTACGTTTTGTAAACCTGCACCACTTGTATCAGAAAGTAAATCTATTGCACCACCATCAGCAAATTTTATACCTTCTTTGCTCATTTCTTTTCTTGCTTTAGCAATTAGTTTCAAATGCAATTCTTGTCTTTTTTTACCGTTTTCAGTTGATAAAAAACCTTCTTTGTCATGTAATTGCAATATTCTTTTTGCTTCTTTTAACTCACTTTCAGTTCCAAAATGCTTAGCCAACAAAACTACATTTTCGCTATGTGCATTTTCATCTTCATTTTCTAAATATTGGCTTTTTATTTTAGAATATGTCATGCCACCCTTTGCCATCATACCACCATCTTCTAATCTTGGGTATTTTCTTGGAGGTTGTTTTCTATCGGTACGGTTTTCACGATATTCGTAGTAAGTGTTACCTTCTGCCGAAGTACGTCTGCCAATAGGTTTTGCAGGTCTTTGTGCATCTTGATAAATGTCTGATTTACCAAACGGTCTTGACTTGCTATATTTTCTTTTTATTTCTTTTGAAATTTCTTTAGCTTTTGAAACCTTTGATGTAGTTGCTTTTGGTTTTTCTTTTGCTTTTATATCAGCAATATCTTTTTTGAATTTATTTACCAATAAACGTGCTTTTGCCTTTGCAGGTGGTTTAGTAGCTTTACTGTTAATACCTTTTTCTAATTTAGCAATTTTTTCTTGTAATTCTTTTATTGTTGCCATTGTGTTTTTTTTATAAAATTATGAATAATATCTGTTATATAGTGAACGTAAATCTTGTAAATCTTTAATACCATCTTCATCACCTATTTCTGCCATAATCTCTGCCGAAGCAATCGCATCTTCTAATTCCTCTTTTGTAAATGGAGGTTTGTGTTCATGTTGTGAAGGCGTTGGTGGTTCGGGTGGTGTTGGAGGTGTTGGAGGTTCGGGAGGTGTTGGAGGTTCGGGTTTTGGTGTACGAGGTTTGCGTTGTGGTGGTTGTGGTGTTGGTGGTTGTGGCGTTTGAGGTTGTGGTGTTGGTGGTAATGCGTGAACATCATTTTGTGGCAATGTTTGTTGCTCCAATTTAACATTCATGTTACCATAAAGACCTAAATTTTGTGTCCTCAAAAAATCCATCAATTGTCGCATCCACGTTACAATTAATTCAGCCAATTGTTCTTTTTGGTTTGAATCAACACTTTCACTATAAATTTCTTGCGAACCTTCAATTATCGCAACAAATTCCTTTATGTCTTCGGGAAAATTATCTGATACTTGTTGTGGTACTTGCAAGTAATTTAAAACCTTACTACTGTTACCCGTAAATGTTGGTGCAGGTACTTGTTGTGTGGGCATTTGTGGTAACGCTTTATTTTCCAACCAACCTATATCCATGAGCATTGGTACTATGTTTTCCTTTCTTGTTTTATTTAAGAAAAACTTTGTGCCATCTGAAAACCCTATCATTGTATCAGTCAATTCGGTTATTTCTAAATTTGAATAACCACCCCCACTTGCATCTTTTACATTTAACGTATCACCAATAACTGCAAAATCAACTAACTCCCAACTTTGCCCATTTTCTAATTGAAATAATATTGTTTTATCGCCTTTTTTCCTATCTCTATCTTTATCGTCTTGTTCAAGTCCATTTGGAAACCAAAGATTCAAACTATCATAACCAACAATTTTTGAAACAGTAAATAAAGTGCTTGACCCATCGTTTAATTTAGTATCAAAAAGTATGAAAGCGTATTTACCAAGATACGATTCAGCCAAATCCTCTAAATCTTGTTTAGAAAGCGAATTTATTTTGTCTTGTAATATCCTATTTACTTTATTTTCCATTCCAATTAAATTTAGTTAGTCCTTGTATGTACGTTAATATTTCATTACTGTTTCTAAACACTTCTGTCATCATGTCCATTTCGTAAAAGTTTCCATTAGGTTCAACAAAAAAGTTTTTTGTTTCAGTAACGGGAACGAAATTATCATTATAACCTTCAATAATTGTAGATACAATAACTATGTTTTTATCTTCGATATTATTCTCATTTCTAAGCACAATAAATTCGCAATAATCATCAGTTGCAAATTGGTCGCAATTCTTTTTATTTTGCTCAAAAAATGATTTAATAATTTGTAATTGTTCTTTTGTCATAAAGTAGATATTTGATTGATAACTGTATTATAACTATCTAATGCTTCATTTTCAGTCATTGCAGGTGGCAAAACTATTTTACTATTTGATATTTGCGAAGCCAACCTATCGCTTTCACTACTTTGTTTAGAAAGATACTCTATGTAAGTGCTTTTAATATCGGAAATATTAGTATTAACACTACCTATACTACTTGTAAAATCACTTTGACTTGTATAACCTGCATCATACAAACTTGCATAAAATGTTCTAAACATTTGTACTCTAAAAAATCGCATATCACTTACCAATAAAGAAAGTTGGTTTTTGTCCAATGGTTGATTTTCATTTTTTATGTTTACAAAATCATAAATAAATTTTCCATTAACCTTTAAACCGTAACAAGCAATTACTCTATAATCTACATTCGCTTGTGTTAATCTTTCACAAATTGAAGCCATTGCAATACTATTCCAAAAAGATTCATTACTTGTTTCGCCCCATGAATAAGAAACGGGTATAATAATATCAACTCTTGGTAGAGAACTTTCTATTTTTGGAATATTGATAAAACACTTTTTAAAAGTAGTTGCAAACTTATCTTTTCCATTTTTATCTTTTGCTTGTTTTCTTTCTACTTCGTGTCTTTTAATTTCCAATTTTTCGGGGTAATACAAAATAATTATTTTGTCTTCTCCTTCCTCTTGTAATAATTCGTTCTTATCAACATTTCTTTTTAAAACATCGCTATAATAACCACCCTTACTGCCAACATATTCTATTTCATGTTTTGGAATATAAGGATTGCCAACATAGTAATAAATCTTTTTACCATCAGATACAGTTTCGCTTTTTACAAGATTAGGAGAAACCAATTCATTTAATAAAGGCGAATAATATTCATATACACGAATTAAACCTAACGAAGCCAAATCAAAAGAAAAAATACCAATTTCCTTTTCAGTAAATTCAATTTTCTTTACTTGGTCTATATCATTAAAATCGTATTTACTTGCTCTTGTTGTTAGTTTTGTTGATTCCGATTCAACATCGTTTATTTTGGTATATCTATCTAAATTTTGATTTACAAAATCAGAAGACAATGTTCCATATTTTTCTTCACCATCACTATCAATTGACCTTTGTACTGTTTGTTGTAAACGTGATTTATCCCAATACCCTCTTGCAGTATTATATTGCGTTGAAGTAGTTGGCACTTTGCTAACTACTTCATCGGTAAAATCCTCTACATCTTTTATTGAATCAAAATAAAAGACAGTTTTATTGGGTGATAATTTTAGTTTTTTATACGCCATTTATTATGGTTCTATTTTTTCAGCAACAAAGAAATCTGAATATTTTTTAAATATTGAAGAAACACTATTGGCAACACTATCATTCAAGGTTGATACCATATTGCCGTTTATAATTTCTTTAATTGTTTCATCAACCTTTGATTTTATAAACGCAGGTGTAAATTTACTTTTGGTAATAATTATATCAACCGTTGTTTTATCAAATGCTACTAAAAAGCTATCAAACGCTTTTTGTAAAGTTTTACCTTTATTTATTCCAACATCTTTACCTTCACTTTTAGCTATTGCTCTTACTAATTCAATTTCAAATGCAACTCTAAAAGAAACCAATGTACGATAAGACACTACTGCAAGGTCATCAAGTGACAAATCTTTCAAAATTGTTCTAAGTCCTTTTGCTTCGGGTGGTGTTTGATTATTTTTTATTGCTTCGGTATATTCATAATAGTTACCTACCAACATTTCGTAAAGAAATTTAAACCTTGAAGTCAATTCATCAATTGGTTTGCTATACTCTACTTTATAAACGCTACCCGAAAATCTATCTAATAAAGATAAATCTTGCTGATTATTTGCCTTATATTTTTTTGGTGGTGCAGTATTTGGATAAATGTTACCCGTACCAATCAAAGCAAAATTTTCATTTCTTGGTATTGGTGCTTCTTCGGGATTTGTGCTACTAATCATAGCATTCTTTGATTCCCTTGTTTTAGAAGATTTAGCAAGTGCATCATTAAATAAACCTGCCGTATTAGGGTCAAGACGAGGCATTTCATCAAGAATTAAAATTTTACCATCCCTCCACGCATTGATTAATTTACCTTCTTTATAACCTTCAATCGTTTGCCCACCTAAAATTTCAGTTGGCGAAGTATATTGTGAACAGTTAATAATTAAATATTCTCTTTTTAATTTTTTTGCAACTTCTTCTGCCGTATATGTATTGTGTGTTACAATATAATCATCTGTAATGTAAAGATGTGTTGGGTTAGTTACCGATATACATCTTGTTTCTAATTCTCCAACATATTCAACCTTGTCAATAAATCTTTTAATACCGTATTTTGTTGGTTTTTTATATCTATCCTTTTTATAAGTAAGTTTAAATGGTTGTATTTCATCAGGGAAAACACAAAAAATTCTATATGCAGTATGTCCTTCTTTTTTTACTCCATTATAGTTATAGTATGGTGTTTTTTCTGTTTTTTTAGCCGTTCCACCTAAACTTCTAACTAATTCACAATAATCATTTGCTAAACATTCGCTTGAAGTACAAAATTCAAAATGAGTATTATCGCTATAAGCATCTGTATCATTTAAACCTTGTAATAAAGCAATTCTATTTTCAATGCTATCGTATAAATACTCTTCGGGAATAAATTTATGAATAGATTTTTTGCCATGCAATTTAAGTCGAATCAATTCCTCTTTTAATGGATTTGGTAAAGACATATTCGTTCTTACTAAGCCATAAGTTAAGCATCTATTTTCGCTTTCTCTTTCAACTAACTCAATACCTTCGGGTAATACAAGCGAATCAAATAATTCTTTACTTGGATTGCAAATTGATAATGATGTTTGACTTATACTTCCATCTCCTAAAATAACACCCAAAGTGTATGGATTTATTTTATGTGAAATGCTATCAAATTCAATTGCTTTGTTTATATCAATATAAGCATTTGCATTATTATCGCCTATTTTGATTTTATTCATAAATTCTTTTAATGGTAACACTCTACCATCATTACCTTTACCTCTGTCGTTCCTTGTATAAATTTTCCATAAATGTTCATCACAAGTATCAACAAAGCCACCATCGTTCATAAAAACTCTATAAACAGATTTTTCGCCTCTATCAAAAACTCCATTTATTTCGTAAAGTTTACCATCTTCACCAAAAACTTTATCGCCTTCTTTTACATCGGCAAATGTAATCCAACCTTTATCAGATAAAACTTTTGTGTATAATGGACTTGCTTTACCACCACCTGCTTCTCCAATTAAATAAACATTATTACCTGCCAATACATCGTCAATAACTTCAAAGAAATATGGAATTTCCGAATCTCTTTTACTTACTTCTATTTTAAACCCACCAAAATTAGGAAGTTCAAGAATAACCTTTTGGTTTGCTTTAATAAACTCCATTACATCATTATCTAATTCCGTAAGGTTAACCTTATCAGTAACTAAGTAATCTTCAATAATTTTTCTAACTTGAACGCTATCTACACCACTACCTTGCCCACCCATCATTGTTGCTCTTAAAGTTGCTAATGCAGTTTGAGAATAACTTGTAGGTGTTGCAGGTTGATTAGGTGTAGGCATTGGTGTTGGGTCAACTTGTGCTAATTCTATTTCTAACTTATCAATAGTTTCTTGGACTAATTTTTTTGCATTGACATCTGTAATGGTGTTCAATGCTTCCCTTAGTGTTACCAATTCATCTAATATTTCTTCTTTTCTTGTCATTTTGTGTATTTTAATGTAATGTTTAATGCTTTAATTTGATTTTCTATAATTCTTGTATTTTCATCAGTTGTAGGGTACTTTAAAACTAAATTGAGTGCTTTTATTTGATTTTCTATTGTTGCCCTATCTGATGTTGGTGTTGTTTGTGTAGGTTCATCAATAAATTTTATTCTGCCCTTATCTATCCATTCATTTTTTGCACTTACTTCACTAATCCATAAAAAATCATTAATTATATCTCCACCCTTGTTTGTCCAATTCAAATAAATGTTATTGTTTTTAATACTGTTAACTTCATAAACAATATCTATATCATCATCTACAATTACAAATTTATCTCCAACTTCAAATTTTCTATTTGATGTAGGAGTAGAATCGGGTTTAGGGAAAAATGCAGGGTTTAAATATGTTTTGAATTTTAAATCTTTTTGACTTTCAAAATAATCTTGATATTCTTTGCGTTTTGTTTCTCCAAAATAACCCATTAAACCTAAAAAATTATTTAATGAATGGTAATTTTCATTTTCTAAAACATTATAAACTCTTCTTTTTTGACTTTCTTCGGCATTTATGAATAAATTAAATAAATCCTTTTTCATGTAATTTATTATTCTTGCCTCTAATCTTATTACATAATTTTCTTGCAAAGAAATATCGTTGTATAATTGACCTCCCGATTTTATTTTTAATTCATCCCATATATATTCATCGTAATCTGCAAAAGATTTTGCAATTTCACCTACTTCATCATTTGTTAAAAGAGGTTTTGATTTTGGTTCGGGTTGTGGTGTTGGCGTTGGTTCATTTTTAGGTGTGTAATATTTTAAAAGTATTTCACACAATTTTTTAGATACTTCATTTACATCAGTAATAAGACCCCACTTGCTAAATGTTTGTGTTTTCTTAGTCCACTTAAAACCCGTTTGCATATAAATATCGCCTTGAATCTCACCCCAACTTTCTCTGTTTTGAGGTGTTTCCTTGTCTTTAACTAAATTGTAAACGAAAGTATCTTGATATGCCTTTACATACAATTTCCAACCTGCACATTCTGTAACTAAATCACCCCATTCAAAATTACTTCTACCACTACTTCTGCCACCACTTGTTGTAGGACTTGCATTTTTAAGTATTTTTTCCCAATCGGGAGCAGGTTGGTCTTTTTCTTTGCTATCGTAAGGAGGATAATTATTTACGTGCAAATATTTAGTGCCAACTGATATAGTACCTAATGATGTATCTATTGAACCACGTTTATAATTATGCCCATCGTAATATTCAAAAATATCTAACTCTTTGATAATTTTTATTATGTACTCTTCGGGTATTCTATTAAAATAAACATCAATAGCATCACCACCTGCAAATTTTCTACTTTTAACCCACGAAATACCTCTACCCGAAAATTTAGGATATTTGCTATCTACCCATTGCCTAATCATTTTTGAAGTACCCGTTACCGTAACTGAAATATTCGTATCGCTATAAAAGTATGCTTCGATACCTTTATACTTTACACCATCGTATGTAAAATCAATATTTTTTTTAGAATTTGCCATTTATTTTATTTATTAAATTTTCAACATAATTAATAGAATTACTAATTGGTTTTTTAATTACATCGTTGTAAGAAGTTGTCAATTCCTTTACAATATCAAAATCAGAAATCAAATTCCCCCCAAATTTATATTTTTTTCCCATACATTTACAAGATTTTTGATTTATTTCGCCACCTTCTTTAAAAGAAACCCCTCCACCCATTTCATTAATAGTAGAAAGTATTTCTCTATTCGTCATCATTTTACCTTCAAATTCTCTTTTTGTATTGTCTGCAACTGAACGCTTGTTTATAATAACTTCGTTTCCTTCAACCTCTAACATTTGCCCCGTATCTTTATTAACTGCCTTAATTCCACCATCTGCATGGCTTCTACCATCAAAAAAACCACCCTTCTTCGCATCGTTGGTATGTTTACCATCGCCTTTTACTGTACCACCTTCGGCAAATTTATTTACACCAATTGTGTTTCTAAGCATTTGTGCTTTTGACATATTTTCTTGTTGCATATCTTCTTGGTTTAATTCTGTTAATGAGCCACCGTCTTCATATCTTATATCTTCTTTGAAAGGGTCAAAGTCAATGTTTCTGCCATCAGCAAGTTTAACTTGGTTAGCATCAAAAATTGTCCACGCTTTTGTAAATTCAGCAGGGTTATCTACATCGTACACTCCTTTAAACTCTTCTGCATATCTAACACCATCAAAACCATGCGACATTAAAAAGTATTTAAACTCTTTTTTAGTATCTCTTGCCATTAATAACCAAAATGGCTTATCGTCAAATCCAAAAGTAGCATAAATGTATGTACCTATTTGTTCCAAAACTACTTTTAAAGTTTCTGCCCATTGTTCGTCTGTAATGTTTTCTCCATAATTTTTTTTGGCTATTACTTTTGAAATTTTCATTCCCCAACCAATTTGATTATCAAGTTCATCGTAAAAATCTTCTGTAATAGCCATGAACGGGTTTCTAATGTTCAAAAAGCACTTATACAACAATTCCAAACCATGTTGCCCTCTTTGTGAATTAGTAGTGAAATTTTGACTGTATTCTATGTTATCAGCGAAATATCCATAAGGTCTTCCAACTCCTTCTTTTTTGGTAACGTCAAACGTATAAAATTCCTCTTTGAAGTTAGTACCATGATACACCACTTGTGGTTCTAATGTAGTTAAATCAATAACAATAGAACAATTTTTATAGTGTTGTAAAAAGTTACTTTTATCATCTTGTAAAAACGATTTAGCACATTTTTCCCAATCTCCAAACCACTTTTTAAATTCAGTTGTACGCACTAAAACTTGTTGAATATAATTCAGTTTTGTTGGTTGTTTTGTTGGTGTGTTTAATTTGAAAATCATATCTACTTCGCCACCGTTTGCATAAGCCGAAATTATTTTTGGCAAATATGTATCAGCATCCATTTTCATTGTATCTAATTCCTTTTCCATTTCGCTTAATTTTTGATAATAATAAGGACTTTCGTTTAAATGGTCTAATGCTATTTTACTTGCAATAGATTTATCGTTTGTGTGTTCCATTTCAAATTTAATTCCCAATTTTAATTGCGAATTAATATATTCCAAAGGTAACTTAAATTTAGTAGCTATCTTGTGTACATTTGTGTCAATCTCGCTTTGAGTTAAACCTTGTAATTCGCCACCTTTTTTGTAAAAAGATATATCGGCAAAATTTGGGTTGTCCATACGTTGTACTGTATCTTCTATGCGAACATCCATTTCGCCACCATCAGACATTTTATTACTATTCAATGGTTTTAATTCATAAGTTTTAATAAACTCACCAACTGTAAATAATTCAAGTTCAGTTATATTATTTTGTTTCAACTTTTTTGACATTGTATTCCAATCATCCACTCCCCATTTGAAATTAAAACTTTCTAACTCTTTAGATTCTATTGCAATATTTGATAAATCACCTCTTCTTACATTTGCTTGAAACGAACCTTTACCTTCAAATGGAGAGTAATTATTACCAACGTAAGTTTGTTCAACATTTGTATAAATTGTTATCCCCGAAAATGTCTTTGAATATTTAAACCCTTTTGTTGCACCTCCGTTATCGTATTTCATGATTGAACTTTTTTTAGGGTTATGCCCCCATATTAATAATGATGTATGTTTTCTTGTTTTGTTACCCTTGTCATCGTACAATTCGCCTTGCATTCCACTCATGCGACTGATAAATGATATTTGCTTATTTGCCCATTTCCACATAGTATCAGTCCACTTATCTTTTGGTGTGGTTTTCATCTTCATAATCATTCTTGCACTTTCTCTACCACTACTAATGCCTTGTTTATTGGCTTCGCTTGTTGAAAGTCCTGCTTCTTTCCCTTCCTTTGAATCGTAAAACCTTTTCAATTCTCCATAACTCATATTTACAATCGACTTCCATTTTGCGTAGGTTTCATTGTGTTCATCTACTTCGCCACCATCAGCATAGCCAATCGGGTCAACATCGTAATACATTCTATTGTCAAACATACAAATATGACAAACATATTTATCAAACGCTTCAGATTTTTTTGTATTCCATTCATGTCTACATCTTCTACATTTAATGTCTTGACCTACTTCGCTACTATCAGCGTATTTTGGCAATCTTTTCATAAACTCTTTGTTCGGGGTTAATTCAAAACCAAAACTTTGATAATACTCAATTAATTCGTTTCTTGTTTTTGTATTACCTATTGGTGTAGGTTCTAAATAAATCGTAACTCTATATTCATCGGCTTTATCAACTATTTGTTGCAAATACTTATATGCTTTTACGGATTTATTACTTTTTTCAAACTTGTCAAAAATAACAACATTATCTTCTTTAAATGGTCTTAATTCATTTGGTAATGCAATTATTATCGTTATATCATTTTTTATACCTTTATACCAATCAATATACCATTTATAGAACAAACCTACTTCGCCACCATCAGCATATTTCATATCGGTAACATTCATTAATTTATAAAAATCATTGTTCCCATCAATAGTATTAAAACCCGATTTTTGAAGCATTGATTTTATTACATCAATATTAGGTTCTGCTTTTTGAGTTATATGTCCAAAAATTAAATCGTGTCCATTTTTATCAGCATATTCAATAATGTATTGCATAACCTTAGTACCAATACCTTTCATTCTATTGCTTTTAGAAACTATTAATGATTGAACGTATAAAGGGTTTTTAGCATCAAAACCATATATTTTGCTATGCTCATTGGTTGTACTAAACATTTTTAATTCAACTACTCCATCATTAATTAATTTATCTATTTCGCCACCTTTAGCGTATTTCATCAAATCATCATCTTGAACGTATGCTTTCTTAACCTTTGTGCCACCTGCTTTTAAAAGAAACTTATTTACCCTTGCCATTGCCCATCCACCCCTTGTAATATTCGGTCTATGTGATGTACTGTATGCTCCCAAACCTCTACGGTAAACTGCTTTTAAATCATTTAAAGTAATATTTTCGTTATCGTGTTTTTCTCTAAATTCCTTTAACTTATTATTTAATGCCACAATAGTTTTAGCATCAAATTTTATTTCAGTTGCAGTTTTTTCTGACGAAGCACTCCCTTTTGAGTTTACCTTAGAACCTTTAATCCTATCTTTTGCAGGTGCAGGTGTTTGTGATAATGACTTAGCCATAATTTAGTTTATAACCTTTTTTTATTTTATTATAAGCAAATTTCAATAAAATAATTTAATTTTTCCATAAAAACTTATATTTGTGCTATTATTTTATTAACCTAAAACATTTAATCATGTTTAACATTAAAGACCCAAACACTTTTTTAGGTGGTCAAAACGTACACAACCTATTAATCTTAGGTGCGTTAGCGTATATCATCTTAAAAAAGTAAGCGATGGCTTATATGCCAATTAATTATGCCTTCTACGAATTAGAAGGCATTTTTAATTAAAAAAACCCCTTATAGAAATAAGGGGTTATCAATCAAAACTAAGAACAAATCAAACTATTCTAAAATTATAAAGTTTTTTTAAATAAATCTACCCAAGTCTTTGATATTATTTTCCAATCAAGACCTTGCATATATTTATAAGCGTTATCAATTCTCTTATTATAGTTTTCTAAAAAATTAATATCTTCATAATCACCCTGCATTCCTTTTGCTATGTAAAGTATCATATCAGCAACATCAATATAATCACATTGTTGTCTTATCGTATTATCAAAAGTAGTTGATATAGGAATTAGTTTATCAATTGTGTATGCTCTTTTACCGTTATCAGTCATTTCAATAAATGAAGTTGAGTTAGGACAAATAACGGGTGTTTTAGTAGCCATTGCTTCTGTTAGTGTCAAACCCCAACCTTCGCCAAGTGTTGTGGTTAAATATACGTCAGAGGCATTGTAAATCTTATTTAGCATTTCTATACTTGCTCCATTGTTAGCTAAATCAATATCCAATAACTTATAATCTTTCCCTTCAATTAAATCTGTTTGTGCAAGAATACATCTAATATCCCAACCCATCGGGTCTTTTGGGTGCATATGTAGGTATAAAAATGGTTCTTTCTCAATTTGATTTTCTTCCCATTGTTTTTTTGCTTCAATAAATGAAAATATAGTTGTAGGTATATCCTTTCGGGGTTGATTCCTATTTATGTTTGTAATAATAAACTTATCAGCATTTCTTCCAAAATATTCCTTTCTAAATTCTACAATTTCTTTTTGAGGTAATGGGAAAAATTGCTTTGGGTTATTACCATGAGGTATAACTTTAATTTTCTTTTTTAATTCGGGTTTGTGTTTCAAAACTTCTTTTCTACCATATTCGGTATATGCAACTATACAATCAAAAAAATCTAACCCATCTGTAAGTTTTTCAACAAGTGGTGCGTCAACGGGAAAATAAAATATGGACTTAAATTGTTTTTTGTTAGTAGCAATCTTTTCATCAATAATTGTTTTTAAAATTGATGTTATTGGCAAAATAACCCCTAAATCTTGAATGATAAAAATACCATCGTATTCGTCTGTATCTTTCAAAATTTTAAGAAAACCAAACCTACCAAAATCATCTTTCTTTGTTGCTGATTTTACTGCCGATATAACGTAAGTGCCATCTTCTTCTGTATATGGTTCTCCGAAATAATTAATAGCACAAATATCCAATTGAATATTATTTCCAAAATTATTCTTTAATTCTTTCTTTATATTGTGTGAAACTGTGGCAAACCCCGTATGGCAATTATAATCGCCTAAAAATAATACTTTGTAACTCTTTTCCATTTAATAGGTTTATTTTATAAAATAAATATGTTTACAATGTTTTTAAAACAATTCCTCCAAATATACCAATTCCAAACCAAAATAACTTACTATCTAATATGGTTTTTTTATCCTTAACTACAACATTTTTTAACTTGCTTACATCAAGATATGGGTTACTATTGCTAACTTCTACTACTGCTTCTTTTTTTAATTTCAAAAAACCACTTTTTTTATAGCCAAGCGTAACTACTGATTCGTTGGTTAATAAAAAACTATCCAACAACAAACCTTTCTTTTGAACCTTACCGTACATACTAAACCATTTTTCCTCCATTTTAAATGGTTGTGGCACTATTACGCTATTGTTCAGTAAACTATCAATTAAATACCTTGAACTATCTCCTTTTTTTATTCTTGCCATCCAAACTGATGTATCGGCAAAATGTGTTGGAATAAAGGGAACAAAAATGCTATCTATTTTAATCTGTTGCTTTTGGCTAATTTGACTTTGTACTATTTTTATATCCCCATTAAGTTTTAAAACTCCCAATTTTAATGCTTCAAATTGTGATAACAACATTTGATTTTGAGTTGCTAATGTACTGCTATCCTTTAATGTTTTTTTTTGAAAGTTATTTTGAAGGTCAACATATTTAGTTGAATTATCCAATAAATTATTGTAATCTTTTTGTATTTCACAACCTTTATAAAATAACATTATTATTATAAACGTAAGAATTACTATGATTATTCGATTAAAATTTAGTTTATTCATTTTTTGTTTTTTTATTAAATACCATTTTAACACCTTCATTTAATTGTATTGGGTTGAAATCTTCTCCATAAACAATAGTATAAGTTGCTGAAAGGTAATCAATATTTGCTTTTGTAAAAAATTGGTAATTAGATTCATCAAATGGGTTATCTACATATCGAATTTGCCCTTTAGTGTGTTTTATAATTTCGTTGGCTAATTGTTCAAAAGAAACTGCCACCCCACTCCCTACATCAATAATCAATTTGTAAGGCAAATAATCGAATACAATAAAATATTTTAATAAAAGTAAATGTACTCTATTTACATCGTCTATGTGAACGAAATCCCTTTTTATGTTTTCGCTACCATAAAACAAATCATTTTGCAAAATACCATTGTTGTAATTATCAATCCATTTGCTTACTATTGAAGCCATGCCACCTTTGTGACTTTCAGTTGAACCATATACGTTATGATAACGTAAAGAAACCACCATATTTGCAGGTTTTGTCTTTAGATACTGTTCAACTACTGCTTTGCTATTAGCATATTCGCTTTGTGGAGCAATTTTATCATCTGTTCGCCAAGCACCATACACCGATGCTGATGAAGAAAAAACCAATGGGATATTCCTAATTGAATTTTCATTTATAAAATCAATTGAAAAATTAATGTTTTGATATAAACATTCTTCTTTTGTTGCCCTTGTTGATGAATTTCCCCCTATATGAAAAGTAAAATCAACTAAGTTTAAAAAATCGTAGTATTTATTTTTAAAAATAAACTCCCAATCAATAAACTTTTCAATACGCAAATCTTTTCTTAATGGTTTACTATCGTAATCAATTGCAATAATGTCATAATAATTATTATCATTAAGCATCTTAATTAATTCGCCACCAATAAAACCACTTGCACCCGTTACACAAATTCTCATGTTATTTAATTTCTTCTGCTTGTTCAATATTATCCGATAATTTTTCCTCTTGCAATTTCTTTTGTTCTTTTATGAACTTGATTAAATTATCAGTAAATTCTTTACAATACTCTACATCAAATCGTTTAAAATCTTCATCCCTTAATTCCATTGTATCGTATTCCAATGGGTATTGTATCTCATGGCTTCCCGTTTCGGGTATGGTAGGTATGCTGATAACTAAATAGTGTTTAGATATTTCATCATCAATTGCTTTTGCAACAAATACGTCTATATCGTTGTACTTAAATGTTTTTGAGTATTGATTTTCGGCTATTAAATCAACCCCTTCGATTTTAATTAATTTCATTTTATGTGTTTTTTGATTTTACCAACTAATTTCCCAATCTTTAAATTCTGATGCAAGGCAATCAATCTTATAATCTTTGCGACCACCTACAACTTCTTGTATTTTATTTTTGGCAGTATTTCTTATACCATTAATACCATGAGTTAATTCTAAATTGTTACCGTCTTTAATTCCTTTACGGTAATTTGATTCATTGTGCCAAATATGTAGGTTCATTTGAGAAAGCACAACTATTGCTCTAATTGTTTCAGAAGTGATTTTTTCACCACTTGCATCAATCAGCAATTGTATATCGTGTACAATGTCTTTTATTTCTTCTGCATATTCTTTTTTATGGTCAGCAATAAATACTTCCTTTAATTGTGCAATGCTTAATCTGTCAATTAATTCGGCAAGTGTTGGCAGGTATTTTCTTTCTTTATGGAATTTCATACTTTGAGCAGAGTTTTTAGTAAAATCCATTAAAGTATCAAAATCAAAATTACTTGGGTCAATAGCATTGGGTAAATCCAATTTCTCTTTAGGGTTTATAATACTTTTATTTGAAGGAGCATGAAATTCATATATTTTTTGATTCCCTTTTTCATGCCAAGTTTGTATTGAAAAATGTCCACCATGCTTTTGTATTTCTTCATGTGGATAGCCATTATCAATTACCCAATCAATTACATTCATTTCATTTTCGGGTATAACTTTGGGGAAACCATACTTTTCTCCATTTGTGGGTAGAACCCACTTTTCTTTGTTTTTACTCATGTTGTTTATGTTAAAAGGGTCAAACATTTAATTAATTATCTTTTCTTTTTAAAATTGTTAAACCATTATTATTATGGAATATTTTTTCCACCTCCCAACAACTACCTAATTCAGTATTCATAAAATCATCAATTGCAGGTACAAGTCCTTCTTTTATTTTTTGTTTGTTTTTAACTATATCGCTAACACAATGATAATCGTTTTCATCTTTAAAACCAAAAGACGTTGTATCATGAAATGCAAGATATTTATTTACTTTATTTGAATGCAACTTTAATTCATTACTTAGTTGTTCGTAAGTATGGAATGTATCAATAAATAAAAAATCGGTTTGTTGAATTTCTATTTTAAGAACATCAGCAATAATTAATTCCAAATTAATATTATACTCTTTACCAATTTCAATAAATTCATCTGCGTTTTGATGTCTTTCAATATCATAGCAAACTAATTTTTTTGGATTTGCTAACATTAATGCCCATGCAGAAACAAATGAACGAGTACCCATTTCAGTTACATGATTACATTTACACGCATACTCAAATAGTGTTGGTAAATGTTCGTTTATATCAGAATAAACATTTTTTAAAGTGTCATACTTTTGTAATACTTTTTCCATTTTTTTTATTTAAAGATTAGTAATATAATTAAAATCCAAATTATTCCATTTATGTGAATTATATTATTTCTGTTTTCATCTATTTTAATCATAAAATTAGTTATGATTTCAGTAAAATTTACCGTTGGCTCATTATTCTTTTTTGCTTCTTTAAGCACTTTTAGTACATTAAAAAACAAGTTTATTAAAAAATAAGATGTGGTTGGAAAACTGTAAATAAATAATAAAAAGGTTTTAATGCTTTGCATAATTTAAAAGTTTAATTCTTGTTGTTTGTAATAAATTTTATCCATTAATACCTGCAATCCTTTACTATGTACTCTACGCATTTTGGCTATCTTACCTTCAAATGAAGTTAGGTGCATCAATATATCGTTTGCATTGTAACTTAGGTAATAACCATCAGTAGTTGCACATATCCAACCCTTTTCGCCACTTTCATTGGTAATATCTACGTTTACCCGTAAGTAATGAATTAATGCTCTAATCCCCGAATCGTGGAAAGCAGTAGTGTTTAAATCGGTTTGCATCAACACATCTAATTGCTGATTATTAATCATCTTTTTTTTAGAAGTGTTCTTTTTAAAATGTTCTACAACATAATCTACAATAAATTGTTCCATGCTTTAATCTTTGTTTTTTAAAATAATGTAAAATAGTGTCAATATTATTGAAACAATAACCCCAATCAAATAACCCAAAACTATATCTTTAATAGTTTCCATGATTATTTATTAAAAGGTTTTTTAAATTTTTCTTTATTCGGTACTCCACCCCACTTGCTGATGTAATATTCTTTGTTTTGTTCAACATAATCACGCAACGAACTATCTCTTTCGATACTTTGTGACGCTTGATACACATACGGGTTAATCATGGGTATAGAAAATTGCCTTTTACCAATTAAACTCATTCTATACGCATAATCGTTATCTTCATAATATGCAGGATAAAAGTTTTCATCAAACTTACCTACTTCTTTGTATGTTTTTTTCGGAAGTATAAAGGCACACCAATCTTTTGTAGTAACAAAAAAATCTTTTTTGTAGTTAGATAACACATTATCTATTTCCCAATCTTTTTTACCCCAATAAATATCATCATTAAGGATAATTGCGTAATCGTTTTCCTTGTAGATTAAATCACATAAAATATTCCATGAAGATGCTACCCCCATGTTCTTTTCATTTTCAATTACAATAATGTTTGGGTGCTTTATTTTAGCCGATATATTTTGCTTACCATTATCAACTACATAAATCTTAGTATTAGGAAAATCACGCAGATAAAATAGTAATGCAGGATGCAATAAATCAATTCGGTTAATAGTTGGTATGCCAATGGCAAATTTGTTTTCCATTTAATCGTTTTTTAAATTAAAGCAAAATATTCATTGTTTTGAAAAACTATATCAAAATAAACTTTTAGATTTTCAGTTAATTGCGTACTTATATAGCTATTAATGTGTATTGGTAATGCAGTAGGTATTTGACCAAAAGGGTCTATAAAATTATGCGATACCATCCATTGTTCATTAATTCTAATTATCGTTCCATTTTCTCTTGATACCAAATGAATTTTATCCTCTTTCTCTATCTTATCCTTATCTTCTGTTATCTTAATTTTTTCCTTATCTTTTTTTTCGCTTTCTTGAACTGCTTGTTTATACATATATTGGGATATAGCCAAAAGACAAGCATTGGCTTCATTTTGCTTCTCCATTTCTTTAGCTTGTCTTTTTAAATCAAGATAATCACTTACATCAATTTTAAATTCTAATATTCTTGACTTAGTATGCTCTGATACATTCCCTTTCTCTTCTAATTGGTTAATTAACCATTCGACTGCTAACTGTTGCTCCATTTTAATCGTCTTTAAATTAATTCTTGTGGCTTTGTTACATCCCATTCTACTGCTTCTAACATTGCTCGTAGTTTTTCTACTCCAACCTTGTTGCGTTTTATACGATAATACACCCACCCGTTTTTAAGTGCTTTACGTTTGATTTCCCGAAGTCCGTAGTACCTGCCATTATAAGTATATGGCAACTGATACAATTTCCCATCGCACCAACCAAAAAAGGTATCGCCTATTTTAAATCCGAATTTTATTGATAAAACTTCCATGTGTAAATTTGTGGCAAAGTTAAGGCATTAATAAATAATCAACCAAAATTTATTTATAATTTATCTTTCAAATAATCAAGAAAGAAATTTTCCCTTGCATGATTTTTATCTATAAATAATTCATTTTTTGGCAATGGACTAAAACTTGAATGTATATTCATATAATTACTTGCATTAAGTTCGTTGTGATATGGGTATTGAATAGGATTATTTAAAGACCTATATGCTTTTGCCATTATTGATTTGTATATTCCTAAAGGTAGTTTGTCAATTGATTCCATTATAATAATATTTCTCCCGTTTCTTCATCAACAATATAATTATTCCCTATTCCTCCGTCTGAAAATAAATCTTGTACTTCCATTTTCCTATTTCTATTTCTTGGTTGCTTTTTAATTACTTCATTAAAATATAAATCATTGTACCATTTGCCATTATATAATTTAGCATCAGAATAAACAGTTCCACTTATTGTATCATTTTTTTTAATTCCCTTCTCTTCAAATTTCTTTTTCCAAATTCCAAAAATAGAAACAATAATTAAAACACTCTTACCCCTAATATTTCTGCACAATACTATTTGTGCTGATTTATCAGATATTTTATTAATCAAAAATACTTTAGCTTTTAATTCAAACAAAATCTTCTAATTTAATTTTTGAAATTAATTCTTGAATTTTTATTTTACTGAATAATTTACCAACACAATAATTCCTTGCATGATGTTTTTGCCAATAATCAGTATCGAATTTATTTTTATTAAATAATACATCGTAGTGTTTATTAAATAACGCATTAGCTTTTTCATTTCCATACGCCATTGCTTCATCAATTAATTGTTTATCAATTTCTATATTATTTGTTCTTTTGAGAAAACTGTAAACAGTATTAAATAAATCGTTTACTTCTCCACTTGTATTATACTGCTCATAAAAATAATTAATTAAATCAATTGTGGCATCCATTTTTTCTTGTGGACTTAATTTCTTTTCTTTTTCAATTTTCTGCTTTGCAATAATTTCATTCGCTTTTAATTTATTATATACATCAAGCCGATATTGTTTGTAAGCATTTAATATCCTGCTAACATACATTGGTGTAAATGTATTATAGGTTTTAACGTCAACATCTAATTTATCAGTTAAACTTAAATCTATTGCTAATGATATTTCCTCTAATGTTAAATACGGATAATTGCTGATAACGAATTTTGATATTAATGCTAATTCTTGTGCTATTTCGTCTTCATCTTGATTGATTGAACTAACCCCCGACATCCAACGCCATTTAGCCAATAATCCAATTAATGTATCAATATGTTCATTATTGGAATATTGCTTTATTGATTTATTATGAAATGCTAAATTGAAATTATATTCTTCTTGATTCTGTACAAATTTAATTAAAGTATTCTCTTGCTTTTCTTGAAGCATTTGTGAGTTTTTCGATATTAGTTGGTTTTTTGACTGCTCCATTTTTTTCTTTTATTTCGTTAATCGGTTCGTTTAAATAATTTTCAAATTTACTTGTTTGAAATAAAGTAATTGGTCTTAGATATTTTTGTTGTGATGTTCCAAGCCATTGTGAACACTTTAAATCAATAACACGCTGAAAATCAGATATTGTATAACCTTCTTTAATTCGTGCCAAAATACACGCTTTATTTGTTTCTGATAATGTATAAGATGAACTTGACTTAGAATTAAGATATTCAATAACCTTAGTAATTAATTCAATATTATTATCTGAATACTTTTTTTCTTTTTTTTCATCTACGAATTTAAAACCATCTTTGAAAAACACCATCCCAAAATCGTATGCTTCTTTAATCGTTTCTATATTAATGTTTTTACCCTCCATATCATTAATAAATAATTCCACAAAATCGGGTTTAAATAAATGGTCAGTATAATCTGCTAACCATTTCATCCAATAAATACGAATGTGATGATGTTTTTCGCCAATGGCTTTTAAAAATTCTAATGGTATTAAAATTGATTTCATTAAAAATAATTAATAATGTCTATTCTTCTGTAAAGTATTACCAATAATTCTGCTTCTTTAATTGAATCATCAAATTTGGCTACAAATAATTCAATTAGCTTTTTACAACAATCAATGTGAAAAGTATTATTACTGCTTTCAATAGCATCTTTAACCCAATCGTAGCATTTCATTTTAATATCTTCCATAATTATTTATTTAATTAATTACTCGACAATATCGTCAATTTTTACACCTAATGTATCTGATATTAACTTTGCAGTTTTCATCGTAACATTTTTTATTATTCCATTTACAATTTTTGAAATACGGTCATCGCCAAGAAAAACATTTTGCTTTTCTAATATTGCACGTTGCAAATCTCGTTGTGTCATGTTTTTATCAATTAGCAATTTTTGTAGCTTAGTCATTTTTTATTTATTTAATTATTTAATTAAGGATATTGGATTTTAAATTAATTATTTAGGAAACGAAACTAATTTATATAATCTGTAATGAGAAGGATTACCGTACCTATCTTTTTTATTTACATCGGTATGTGTAAATTCCCATTTGTATGTGTTTTTCAAAATGAATATTCTTGCAGGTAATCTTGTTTCTCCAAATAATTCAATTGCCCTCCAAGTATCAATTGTTTTTTTCTTTTTAATATATTCTTTTAATTTTTTGAATTTTGTTTCTCTTGGATTTTCCATTTTTTTGTTTTTTAAATTTTCCATTGTTTTTGGTTTTTGTTTTTAAAATTATATTTTCTTTTCATTTAGGTATTTTTCAATATCTTTTTTTAAATCGTTGTAGTGGAGCATAAAATACCTTTCCTTATTAAATACCCCAACGTCTTGACCATGCCCATCTGCTTTAGAAGGGTCGTGAAAATCATGGCAGTAATGGTGCAATTCGTTTTTGACAACCCAATCCCAAAACTTTGAGATGGGTATATCAATAAACTTATCAGTATCAAGCAGGTGTACTTCGATTATCTCTAAATCGGTTAATACGTCAAAACTAAAATCTATTTGCATTTTTATTTTATTTAATGGTTTCCAATATATTCTGAATATGCCAAGATATTCCTTTAAGTCGTAATTTTTTTGCTTCCAATGTATCATTCATGAAGATATCATACATCATTATTACGGAATCTATAACATCTTGCTTTGTATAAATTATTTCTTTTTCTGTGTGGGTAGTCGGCTTTTCCGACATACCACTTTCCCTACTTCTAAAAGTTTCAGCAAAATAATCATCAAAGTCACAACTTGCTCTACTTAAATTACCACCTCTTTTGCAAAACTGCTCAATAGCACTATCCCATGTATTACCATGTTGTTGCTTTTCCATTTTAATGGCTTTCTTTACAGTTATTAAATTATCGGGTTCTCCTATTAATAACCCTTGTTGTTTTAACATATCAACTAACCATTCTACTGATGTTTGCATAGTATTTTATTTTTAATGTTTCCAACCTAATTTTAAGTCATTAATATTTGTTAATGCAGATGTATAATTTTTAAAATTATCCCAATCTCCTGCACAATTATAAACTACTCTTACATGATTTGGAAAATCGGGTACTTCTTTTACCATACCATTTTCCCATTTATCTTCACCATAATAAGGGGGTTGATAATGAACTTTACCTCCAATCCTTAGTTTTGATATATCAATTTTCTGTTCCATAATCGTTTTGTTTTAAGTTATTTATAAGTTTTCAATTTGTGTTTTTGCCCAATTCTTAAATAATTCAAACTTTATTAAAATATCAACTGCTACTTGGTCATGAATAGGAGCATCTGCAATGTCAAATTTTTCTACCCATACCATCAGTTGTTTCTTAATGGGTGCTTTAGCCAATTTCTTTGCTTCTTTAATCGCCTTTTCTTCTTCAAGTTGTTTTAGACGGTCTGCTTCCTCAAACTCCTTTTCTATTCGGTTTAACTCCTCCACAAGTAGTTTACGTTCTAATTCATCATCGGCTTGTTTTTTCCTCATGGCTTCATTCTCTTCACGCAATCTTTGTTGTTCGGCATCAAACTGTTCTTTACGCATCTTAGTTGATGTAACCAACCCTTCATAATACTTTTCAGATAACTTTGAAAAATTCATTTGTTTTTGGTCTTCATCTAAAAAACTCCAAAACTCAATTAATTCAGATTTTCTTTTTTCATGCAGTTTCTTACTATGCTCTTCGGCTTCTCTTTGTACATGAGCAATCCTTTCGGCTTCCATTCTTTCGTTGTAAGATTTTTTCTTTATTTCTACATACGCTAAAAAAATATCCTCTTCCATTACTTTGAAATTAAATAAATTAACTTCTTCTCCAATGGCTAAAAATGGCTTTACAACATCAAATCTTTTTTGTGCCAACTCCTGCAACCTTGCATTCTCCATTTCCTCTAAATAGTTCTCAATACGCTTTAACTCTTCTTCCTTACCTTGACTTGCGAATAGTTGTGCGTTCTTCCAACCGTCAACGTAGCGACCACCATTTAGGTAAAACGCTTTCTGCTTCTTGTGGGTGTCTTCGGTGGCTTTTCGTACAATTCGGTATTCGTTCCTTAAATCCTTCGCCAATTTTGATGTATTTACTTCACCAATAGGCATTAGAATAACCTCGTTAAACCTTTCCTCCAACTCAACCATTTTGTTGAGCATGGGGAGGAATTGGTCTTTAATGTTTTGAGCCGTTTCATCGGTCAAACCAAAATCAATCGGGTTTACTTTAATTAGTTCCATGAATAATGTTGTTTAAAGTGAGTAATGCTTTTTGATATTGCTCTAAAAATGTTTCCTCTGTAACCTCTGTTCCCTTTTCTAATAATTCAGCTACTTCGTTTACAAAGTGGCTACCTTCATTGTAATTAAAATGAACGATAATATAATCACCTGCTTTTGTCATACCCTTATCGCATATTTTTACAATAGTTGAACCATAATATGCTTTGATATACTTTGGTGTTTCAATAATAATTGTTTCCTCTGTTGTTTTTTTGATTTTTAACTGCATAGCGTTTGTTTTATTTGATTTTAAAATGATTTTAATGATTAGTTACCCATTACAAGATTTGCGTAAGATTTCGCCTTAAATTCGCTTATAAAGTGTATTTGCTTTGATAATACTTCAATATCCGATTTTACGTCAACCGAATCGCCTTCCATATCAGTACCCAAGATAATAGCGTTCCCACACAATGGTACTTGCCAATCTTCCATAATGAACCCACCTTTAATTTTATCTACATCAAGTAGAATTTCATCGTCTGCGTAAATAGTATCTTCATTTTCAAAAGATACGGGGCAACAAAAACAACTGCATTCGTTACCAATAGCTTCATAAATAGGGTTTAAACCATCTTCGATAGTGATGTACTCCAATGTTTGTTTTTGAACGTCAATTTTGATTGCTTTTTTCATGTTTTGATTTTTTGGTTTTGATTGATTATAAAAGGTTAAAAATAGCGTTACCCAATAAGGATAACACTATTGCTATGATAACTACTAAGGTTGCTTGTTTTGAGGTTAAATCGTTCATGAGTAATGGATTAATATGCGTAAACAATAGCTTCTTCGTTCTTACGAGCCAAATATTTTAAAAATAGGTTTTTAGCGTGTTTAAAGTCCTTTACACTTGCTTCCATAACCCAATTAGGTATGTAAATCTTTACATCCTTTTCGAAGCTACCAAAATCAACCCTGCAAATCCAACCCGTATATTTTTTGTTGGAAACTTCGTTTACATCAAGTAAGCTATGTGAACACCATTGGTAAATACCTTCGATAAATGAGCCACATATTTCAGCGTACTCTTGTGCTTCACCTATTCCGTAACAATGTGTAGCAATACCGATTTTAAGAATTAATGAATCGTCTGTTTCAAGATAATCTTTTAATTGTTTCATGTTTTTGATTTTTAAGTTTTTGATTGATTTCTACAAAATTAAAGAGGTTTGTTTTAAATAACAAATTTATTTTTTAAGACAAGTAATTTATTTTGATTTTATCCATAATACCCTTAATAGTTTTTCTTCGCTTAACTTTACTGACATCTACATTAACCCGAATATCCCAACCTGCTTGTAATAGTTCGTCAATACCTTTTTCAGCATCTTCAAAAGATTTGAAATTAATTGCACCATAGCTTTTACGAACAACAAGATAATCGCCTAAACTTTTTGTTATACTTAATTTTGGTGCTTTAACACCTTCTTGTAATTCCTTTAATCTTTGATAGGTTTCTTTTTTCATGTTTTAAATTATTGTCTTCCTATTTTAGTAATTGGTTTACCATTAAAACGCCACTCACAATTTTCGCCACAATCTACATCGTGAATATCATTCTTTATAGCACCACAAGTACATTTTCTCATATTCAAGTATTGAGGACTTTCTTTGAACCAATCTTGTTTGATTAGCCACATCTGATAAGCATTGGGAGTGTTGCAGAATTTAGTTCCTTTGTATTTACCAAACTTCAATACAAAGTTTACGTAGTTTACATTTTCCATGTTTTTGATTGTTTGGTGCAAACATACGAATGTTTATTTTATAAAACAAATTTGGTTTTTATAACAAAGAAACTTGTTTTATTAAAATATTCACAACATTTTTAAACACTCTTTCCTTCCCTTCTTTCCTCCATCCCCTTCCCTTCACCCTACTCTTTTCCAATCCTCGATTTTTACCCCGTTTCCTGCCCTCCCACACCCCTTCTCCCCCCAAACATACATCCCGTATCTCCAACGCCACCCCAAAACTGACAAAAAAGATATAAAAAATAAAAAAATCGAATTTTTGAAAAATTGAAAAATTGAATTTATTAAATAATTATAGTATTTAAAGGTTACACCCACCTCTTTTAGCATAGGTTACAGTATTCTCCTTGTTACCCTTAGAGTAATACCCTTTACACCCTTCGCATAGGTTACACCCTTATCCTTGCTACCATGTACCTGCGTTATATCCCTTACGTTATACTTCCCTTATCCGTACCTCGTTACACTCGGCACTCCACTCTGCTACCTTGTACCATCGTTTGTCTACCGTACACCCTATCGCACACCGTATCCGTACAAGGCACACATCATTCGTTCCTCATTCGTACACCATACAACATTCGTTTTTCGCTTTCTTCCTCCTTTCTTCATTTTCATTTAGAAACTTGTCTTATCAAAATTTACCAATTTTTCTTTGCGACTAACGTACATGGTTATACGAAGTTGCACTAACGTATATCTACACACGCTACACACGAATATATTGTACGTATACTG